TGTGCTCTTCCGATCTTATCTACCGCCAATCCAGTAATTGAAAGAACATTCTCTACTAAAAGAGTTCTCCCTCCATTACCCAATGGGTTAGATATACCAGCAGGAGGCTGGATGAGAACCTCAAATTGATTGAGGTAAACTGGTTCGTATAATTGAACTGCTGCTTTAGAAGAGCTAAAATGTGGTAATCCTGCCATTTTCTTTTAATTAGATGAATATGTCGTCAAAGTAATCTACCGCCCAAGTAACATTCAATTTGTATATACCTGTTTGTGTATAATTCAAAGCCATTTCAGTGATAGGTGACATTGGAAAGCAATCCTTAAGGTTAATTCTTCTATAAACATCCCCTTGTTTATTGAAAACGCTTATTAGAATATTCCCTGTGTAATTGTTCTTTAGTCCCATTGCGCCAGTTAGTGGATTGTAAATTAAATCCGACCATTGACGTAATATCTTAAAAACGTACATTGAATTGTTATCATCGAGGTTTACTTCAAATTCGATGTCTACGTCCAATCCTGTTCTTTGTGGAGCAGCACCTGAGTAATATCTTTTAGCAAATTTGTATTGCTGTGTGATTTCACCTGGGTTCTGATCAACTTGTAATCCCGAAATTCTAGTCACCTGTTCGAGAAGGATGTTACCACTTCCAGGGTTACCCTGCGGAGCAGGCACACCCGGTGGAGGAGTGATAGTCACCTCAAACTGGTTAAGGAAAACAGGTTCGAATTTATTAATCGAAGCCTTTGAACTTGTATAGTGTGGTAGTCCTGCCATTTTGTTTAATTTATATATTTACACTTATAATTAACCTTCAAATTGATTAACTAAATTGTAAAAATCCTCCAGAAGCAATACCTCCAGTTCTAGTTACTGTCATACGGTTAATAAACTTGTGGATACCTCTTGCTGGTTCGATAATAACATCGATGATTCCGATATTTTGATCGATGATAGCAGGGGTATTATTTGAAGAATCCATAATTGTTAAATAATTATAGATACCTCCTACGGATCTTACTCCAGTTAAGTAGTTATCAACCAATGTCTTAATCTCCAATCTAACCGAATCTTCGTTGAAGTCAAATACGTAATTAGATAGAATTTGTTCTATAGCACTTTCGATAGTGATTAGAAGATCTCTAACGTGTAGATTGTTGAAAGCTGAATTAGTTCTTTGGTAGCTTGTTTGGTTACCGTAAATAACCACACCTATTCCTCTTTTTCTGATGATAGGATTGATACCAAATGGCTCTAAGTACTCTCTATCTTGTAAATCAAAGTCATACTCAAGACCTACTAAGTTACTTGCTGAGATTATACCTCTTTTCACACCTGCTACGATTGAATAAGGTTCACCTGTGATAAACTTACGGATGAAGTTATTAGAAACGTATGCTGCAGGAGGAACGTTTAAGTTCTTATTGTTCTCTCTGATAGTCAAGAAAGGAGCAAAGAAACCTGAGAATTTAGCTCCAAGATCCTCGTCTGGTAAAGAGAAAGTAAATGAAGGATTTAAACTTAAGTTACCACCATCTGCAATGTATCTTGGCTGTAATATTGGAGCCGGATCTGTAGCAGTTGGAGCAGAAGTAAATCTAGGATCTGTAGAATCTGCAAACTTAGCCATTGAAGGAGCGTTACAGATTGCCATACATTTTTGTCTGTTCTTAGCAAGCTTAGTAAGTTGATATTTACAGTTTGGTTGTATACCTCCATCAAATGTATCTACAATATATCTGAATGTAATAACGTCTGTATCAGCTAGTGTTCTTGCTAAGTTAGTGTTATAAAGAACGTCGTAGATCTCATTCATTCTTGTATCAGTTCCGTTAGGTACAGAAGCTGCTTTAATAGCGGATCCAGGAAGATATGTGAAATTAAATGTATTAACAAACTCTTGGATTGACTTGAATTTCCAAACTCTTGAGTAAGTTCCAGGATATAGTTTAATAGGTCTTTCAGTCTTAACCTGTACAGTATAAATTCCAGGTGAAGCGGATGAAGCAACTTTTTTAACCTCTATAACTCTGGTCAATCTTGATTGAAGATTCTCGTTTAAAGGATTGTCATAGATCTGAACGTCAGTAGAAACTAGTAGATCTCCAACCTTAATTCCAGAAGAAATAGCAATTGCATTAGTAAGCTCAACAACGTTTGGTTGTAATTGAGTAATAATATCAACGTAATCGCTTATATTACCAGCTGTAGAAACTATATTAAAGCTAGTACCTGATGTTTGATTTGTCCCTACAGGTAAAGAGCTAATATAAGTTGTATTCCAGTTAGCAATAGCTTCTGGTGTAGTTAATGCTTCGTCTGAGAAAGCTCTAACTACTAGGATATTAAATCCGTCTCTATCTACGTTTTGCTCAAACTTTAGATATTGTAATAAAGTACCTGTATCATCTTTCCAATCTATGTCACCGTCTCCGATGTTACCTTTAACCCAATCTCTATAGGCATTAGAATTTTCATAAGCTAAGAAGCTATCGTCACCTACTGGAATATCAGGAGAGAAGAATACGTCATCTCTATCGAAATAATCTGGAGTACCTATTTGATAAGCATCCACTGTACTTTTATTTGTTTCATACCAAGGCTCAACATATGTTGTACCTAAAGTAGAACCAATAAGAGGGTGAGTAAGCTTCATTCTAACCTGTGTTTGAACACCAGTAGCTAAAGTTGAGTTAGTGATTAATTCACTAGATATGATCTTTAATTTAACTAGATCACCTTCGTAGAATCCTAAATATCCTGGCGTAGGTATAGAAGAAGTAACTTTTCCTAAAATCCATCTTGCTGCAGGAGCTGTTGTTGATTCAGTAATGAATTCCTGTAATGTTGTTATTTGATCGTCATGGTTAGTAGGGTTAGTGAACTTAGTGTCCAAATTAATCTTACTGCTAGATAAAGTCCATGTATCAAAATCTGTAACAGGAATACCTGCATACGTACTAGCATTAAATAGGATGTCTTCTAAAAGAGGTCCTGTTTCTGGTAATTGATCAAGTCCTGTATTAGGTGAAATTCCAGTATCTGCTATAGCAGTACCACCAGTTGCACCATCTACATTTCTATAGTATGTGTAATCTGCAAAAAGATTTTGACTATATGAAAGGAAATTTAGATTCTTAGGTGTAACTGTAATATCAGCATCTGGTCCTACCTCGTCAATTATATGGTGACCAACTAGATCGAAAACAGAAGGATTATTTAAAAGATCATCCAAAGCTTCTTCGTTTACTGAACAGAATATACCAGTAGATGGAGTTTGATTATTGATAAGTGTTTGAATATACCTTAAAGTTCCATTTTGATCTGTGAAGTTAGGAATGATAGTACCAGTTGCAGTTAGTACAAGATTTATACCGTCTTGAGCTAAGAAATCGTCTATTTTAGATTTAATAAATCCTTTGCTTGTGAAGAATCCGCTATAAACTGGGTCGTTTGCTAATGCTTGGTAATCAGTCCAATTTCCGCTAATTACTATAACATCTATAAACCAATCTGATAGGTAATCATATTGATCCATGTAAGCAGGAACGTTGTCTGGTCCGAAGTATTCTCTTGCAGTTATATCAAATCCTCTTAAAGGGAAAGTTGAGTCTAAAGATTTTCTTACTATTACACTTACTGGGTTTTGACCAAGATTAACAATACTAAATAGTTTGCTTGAATCAGGTCTAGATCCTGAAGTGTCTTCAGTAGCTAAGAAATATTCGGTAGATGGGAACCAGAATTTCTCTTTATTGTAATAAGAAGAAACAAGTTTGTCTTGCTTTGTTAAAGGATCTGAATATCCTCCAGTTGCATTAGCTCCATTTTGCTCCTCTGTATCCATAGAGAAAGCTCTATATCTTGAAACGTCTGCACCAGCTGCATAATCTGGATCTTGAGTTACTTCATCTACAGTATTATTTAAAATTCTAAGATTTAAAGCAAAAACAGGGCCTGACTGCAAGCATGTTAAAACTGATCTATGGAAGAAAGACCCCTTTTTCTCTAGGGTTTTGTCTATTCCACCGAAGATCGTTTGGAATGTGGTGATATCAGGGCAGTATACTGGAGTGTTGAAAGGTCCAATATTAGAATACCCTACTACCAATCTTATTGTTTGCGGATTAATTATGATGTTCTCAGAAGCATCAAATTCAAGAGTATAAACTCCAGATGCTTTAAATACTGATAAATCAAGTTTAACTTGTTTGGCCATCTTTAGATTTTATTTTTTGTATATATCAAAGAAGTTCTTTTACTAGGACTTCTTTTTCTATCTATATATCATACTTCCTCTAGGAATCAAGGAGGCCATTTAAGAAAGTATAGTTTGAAATTTCCCCTTGCTTATTAGATGCTGCATCAGATGACTCAGAGAGTCTTTCCTCTATCATTTTTTTAAATTTCTCTGGCAATAAATCATAAAGATCACTGACTATTTCTTGGAAATCTCCATTTTCAAAAATACAGTTCACATCAACAAGAGTCATTGCTATATCATCTTTCCCTATTTGGCTAGTAAAACTCCCATTATTATTCATCCCAAAATTTGTCAATTCGTGGATTGTGTTTTTTTCTGATGGAATTATTTTATAGGATCTTGTGTTAACTTTAAGATCGTAACAGAATTTTTCCTTGTTTCTAACTGTAAGTTTTACTCCGGGTTTTAATTTAGCGGAAGCTTCTGAATGTTTAGTATAAACAAACATCTCGTCATAAAAATCTTCGCAATCAAGAAGCTTATCCATTAGCATCTCTCCTTTGTAATCTACCTCTACTACAATTCTTGTATTTTCTGGTCCTAGAACATGCACTATTAAGATTTCCATAAAAACCTTAAGCTCATCTATCTGTATGGTATTAGACCTAAAAATTCCTATCTGTAACAAGCAAAAGAAATCGCTCTCGTCTTCAAAGAACTTTTTATTTTTTATAATGGAGCTAGGCATAGGAGCTACCTTGAAGATGTTTACAACAGAGTAGTCACCACTACCTCCCCCACCGCCTGCAGTATCAACAACTACATAAAATTTCTGATTGTCCTTTTCGAAAATAGAACAAGGATCAAATTTAGGGTGCCATATAAGATTCGAGTAATCTAACGGGCTCGAGTAAAATGGAGATAATTCCCTGAATGTAAATTCCTCCTCGTTTGTTTTTAATCTTTTTAAGGTCTGTGAATCTAGAAGGAGCCTGGAAGAGGAAAGGAATTGACAACCATATTCCTGGTTAAAGTCTTCTTCAGATCCTAATGTAGCTATTTCTTTTTTCTTCCATTCTTCGTCTCTTCCTGGAACCTGCCACCATTCAACCCTAATAGGATTGAACTCATTCTCTCCATCTATAGCTCCTTTGTAGATTTCCCAGAACTTATTCATCCCGTTAGGTGTGGAGGTAATAATAACCCTCGATATTAAAGATGATGATATAGTGGGATAAACTGATTTAAAAAAGCTATTTATAAAATTAGGATTAATGTGTGCAAACTCATCCATGTATAACATGTGAATGGTATAACCGATTGAGGATGTTTTAGTTGTTGTTTTTGCCATTATCCTACAGCCGTTATCAAATTTCATTGTCATAACGTTATAAATCATGATACCAGGTTTAAGGAAGAAAGGAAGACCTTTCATGATAACCTTAATCTTGTCCATTAACTCTGCAGCTGTATCCCCGATATTTGCCATAATCATGGCATTTTTCTCAAAATTGAAAAGAAGATACCATAGTAGGAATATAGAAGAAGTTATCGTTTTACCCGATTGTCTAGGAGAAACAAAAACGTTTTTTCTGTGTGTTTGATATTGTCTTAAGATTTGTACTTGATAGTCGCGGAGTAAAATTTGTCGGATTCCATCATCCGTCATAACTTTACAGTAGTTATTAGCAAAATAAACCACATCTGATGCGCATTTTTTTATTTCGTCTAATTCCCAATCTGTATATTCAAAAAGAACGTTTCCTCTTCTGAGATCTGGCTCATTTTCGTGAAATGGATTATCCACATCCTTGTATTCTACCCCTTTATCCTCCGCATCACGCATTAATTTTTCAACTCTTGCAGTCGACCAGAAATTACTATTACTGTTTTTTTCGTCTTTTAATTCGCTCATATTTTAAAAATTAATCGAAGATCTCGTCATCTAATTCAAAATCATCTTCTTCACTTCCACCTAACAAATCGGAGGTTCCCCCATCTTTTGTTCTTGGGTTTATTAGATCATCGTCCATTGGAAGTATTTCTGCTTCTTTTACTAAATTACCACCCTTCATTAGAGTTTGCAAATTTTCCATTAAAGACTTGGTGCCTCTAACTTTTAGAGCTTCTATGTTTTCTGGAGTTTGTAATATATTCCCATTTTCATCAAAAGAAATCTCTGATTGTTTTTTGATCTCTTCGGATTCAGCTTTAAGCTGCTTGTAGTTTTTCTCCATCTGAGACATATAGTTGGAAAAATTCTTGGGCATCTGCATTATTTGATTTTGCAGCTGAGCAAGAACCTCAAAAAGCCTTGGCTCCAATCTTCCAGAATCTATTTCCTCTATAAGTTTAGCTATAGCATGTTGAGCAGTTCTTATCTGGAAAGCCATAGTAGAAATTCCTAAAGCATCTATTTTTTGCTTATGCTTTATGTAACTATCTGCGGGGAGTGATTCCATGTCATTGTAAAACTTAGAAAGTGAATCTAGAATAGCTCTTGCTTCTGATTCAACCTCGTTTTTTACGTTATCTACATTTATAAATCTTTGTGGCTTTATCGGTGGTATATCCGGTGTGGATAACCCAGAAAGCATCTCATCTGCTAGTATTATACTATCAAGCTTATCTTTGAGGTTAAGTTCTGCCTCTTTCGATAAATTTTGTTTTTTTGGTTTTCTTCTAGGCATATGTTATCTATTTCTGGCAACTTTTGGAAGTTTAAGAACAGGCTTAGCGTTATCTATTATGATTGCTAACTGTGCATCGTCTATTATATTCTGATTTAGAATAGCAGACTGTTTTTCCTCTTCTACCATGTATTTAAAAAATCTGTAATTAGTTGCCCATAAAGGACAAGATCTTGTTTTATATGAATAATTATTTGTTCCGTAAAAAGGACTGTCATAATCTGTCTCTATTACCGGAGTAACGTTGAAAGTGTATGCTTGTGAAGTCACCCCATCCAATGAGTGAACTAAGCTAAGATCTGAAGTCTGTGTTGCAGGATTATCAGGATTATAGGTTAATGACCAAACCTTCATTGAATATTGTCTAAAAACATTAGAAAAATTAAAAACAAATCCATACCAATCGTCTTCTGTAGGGATAAATTGTCCAATAGTACTAGATACCCCAGCTCCAAAAGGAGATGATACTTCTAGATTATTTATCCTAACTCTAAAACTTCCAACTTGTAAATAACTATTTGTTACTGGACTAACTGTTCCATTTGATCCTGTCCAAATAAAGTCTATGTATAGTCCTTGACCACCATAGTATCCGTCAAAAAGTATTCTCGATTGTGCTTTTTGAGCCTTCCATCCAGCAGTACTTACTGGTGCAGCAGCTCCGTTATCTTTAACTTTAAATCTAAAGGAGTCTACAATTTCTATAATCTCAAAGCCTCCGGATCTTATTCCATCTGCCAATATTGACACATATCCATTTGGGTTAGGTCTTATGTGCATTCCGTGTGAAACTGGATATGTGGTATATGTGATTTCCCCTGATCCTATATTATCGATAGAGATATTAAGCTTTGATGCAGGTCTTGGTACAAGTTTACTCTTGTCTATATAATTTCTTGTTCTAAACCAACACATGAAAGATCTTTCTTCCGAATCTGTTAATATTGGGTCAGCCTTCCATCTCACTGCATCTCTTTCTTCATCAGTCCAACCACTATCGGGTGATACTGGATCTTTGGTATTAGGATCGTCAATGAATATGCTATTCAGATCATAGTAGTTATTAAATACTATGGTCCAATTATTATTAAGATCATATTCTATGATAGGAAGATTTTTATTTATGTAAGATCTTATAGGATCTTCAAATCTTCTCTGTGATGTTACAACGTATTGCTGTGGTTTTGTTGTCTCAGTTTCCTGATTTTGTACATCCTCACCAAATAATTGTTGGGTATTAACAGTGTAGTCATGAAGTTCAGATTCTGCAGCAGGATCGTTCCATGAAGTATTTTTTTGTATTTCGTACTTTGTAAGCTGTATTTTAAAGTAAACCGGGTAATTATTTATATCTCTAAAAACATACATAGAATCTATCCTGTAGATCCTATTGGTCATTGGAAAATATATTATATCTCTTTTTCTAGGCTGAGATCCTTTTCCAAATATACTTTCAAAATATTTCCTGTCTATATGGATTTCAAATGGTTGTTGGAAATTTAAACCCCATGTTTCGAAATTTAATGCAGCATCAGGGAATTGATTATTAGGAACCATTACCTTAATACATTTTTCGTCTACAACATCAAATAGTGTATATTCTTTAAGAACCACATCCTTTCCTCTTCCTTGTGGCTGAACTGAATAATAAACTACCTCATGTCCAAAAACATTATTTACGACTTTACTAAGATCTTGATAAAGATTAATAGCTCTGTTTATATCATAAGGCTTAAATGTGAAATTACAATCTGAAAAAACAATAGGATAATTTGTTAGCTCCTTACTACACAGTGGTGCGGGTGGAGCAGTCATTAGATCTCTGGGATCAACTGTTAAATATGTTAGGTCTAATTCAAAATCGTTTAATATTATAGGAGGACTCAAAGGAGTTCCTGGCGGATAATAAGGACTTGCATTTTCATCTGATGAAGCTGTTAGCCTTATCTCTATATAGAAAGGATTTGTAGGAGATATTGGAATAGTTTGTATAGACTGATTGGTTAATTCAGTCCAAAGAGACCAATTGGATCCGTTAACGCTCCATCTATATTCAAGAAAAAGAAAAATGCTTGGAGGATTTTCGCCTTCAGCATCTATAATCCATCCGTTAAATGATTGCACATTTTTAAACGGCTGGCTCCATGAAATTATTCTATAATTCCCTATTGATGTAAATTCTATTAATTCTGCCATTATGCGCTATCTATTTCTAATATATATCAGTAAAAAAGTATTATGAGATTAAGACCAGACATCGATAAGTTCAGTTTTGGACAATTAACATCTAATTCAGACGGCAAAACATCAGGAAGTGGAACTGCAGGACTTTATATAGTAGCAATAGGCGGTGTGTGCTTTCTGCTAGGATGTGTAGATAAAATGTTTTTTGGTAACACCATAGACATAGTTACACAATCTATAGTTTTAATAGGGATAGGTGCAGCTTTATTAGGATACAGAAAATCTAAAGATAACGGAATTACTATAGACGAGGTAAATAAAGAGGAGCCTTTAAATACAGAAGGTGGAGACCAGATGTTAAATTCTTAAGGATTAGAAGGTCCTTCTCCTGTAGCTCCAGTAACTCCTTGTATATCCTTTCTTATATCATATACACCTAATCCTTCTATTATTGTAGAGTTATCAATTGGTGCTTTTCCTATTTCTACATTTAATCTTATTCCACCTTGCATTAAATTTCCTCTGAATCTTTCGGTTGTTAGATCCAACTGTGGAAGGTAAGTTTCTAGATCCATGCTAAAAGAAAGAGTAATAGCTTCACCTCTTTGCGAGCCATAAGACATTTGAAAATTATTTGGCTGTTTATCTGGTGGTGCATCCTGTAAACTTACTTGTACAGGTATTCTAAATCCTTTATAGTTGAAATAATAAACGAATCTTTTATATAGTATTTCTAAAACGCTTTGTTGAATTTTAAAAGCATCTATAGTTGTATCAGCTTTTATTTTAGCATTGATCTGTATACCTAACGGTATTGGATTTAGATAGGAAGAAAACGTCTTCATTTCGCTACCAGAATCTTTTTCTATCTCCTTTACGTATGAAGCTCTTACGAATTTAGTGGTTGCAGAGGATGTTTCTATTCTAATGGCTCCCATTTCTAACATCCCCCTTGGTACTACGTCGTAGTTACCCTCTGCAAAAGCAGGTTTTCCGTCGCAATCTTCATAACTAAGATAAAAATCTTGTAAGAATGGTTCATCCCCTACCATGGAGTAAAAGAATGGAATATAAATAACACTTTTTACTTGATCTGAATCGATCTGTGTATATGTTATAGTTTCATTTAATTTACTAAGGAGTCCAAGTATTACCCCTCTAAGGAATACGTCGTCAGTATTATATTTTTCTAAAAAATCCATCTTTATTTATTAATTAAAGGAGCTCCACCTACCCTCTGATAGTATAGATCGTCATTTATTGTGGAGGTATTATCCTTAATGATTGGTTTACTTCCGTATTGATATGGATCTTTGTTTAGATCAATAACTCTAACATTAGATTGGAAGTAAATAGGTATATCTCTTAGCCTGAAGGTTAAGGGCTGTTTGTTTTGGTTAATATAGTCAGGATGTGAAAAAATTCCTGTAGCATATTCGTTATCACTAAGGCTTCTACATTCTATTAAGGTAACACCTACGAAATAATTTTTAAGTGATTTTATTCCATCTTTAGACGAAACAGCAACCTTGAATCTGTAAACAAAGTATTCTTTTTGTGGAATATCATCAGCCAGACTATCTGGTTTAACAACCAAGAAATAATTAAATTTTGGTGTTAGGTTTCTTAAAGTAGTTGTTCCTGCGGGAAATATTTCAGCCATGATTTATATATCCCCAGCAAGATTTATCCTAGTTTTTCGAATAGGATATCAGAGAAGTTATTTTTCTTTGTAATCTCTATTTTATAATCGAATATCTCAGTTGGCATCGGAGCATGGTTGATTACAAAGATATTCATGTGAAGATCGTCTGAAAGTTTCCTTAAAGTATTAAGAATCGTGTGTACCCCGTCAGGATCTACAGAACTAAATATTTCGTCAAGAAAAAGTATGTTTACCGACGAAAATCTGATTTTCATTAGTTTAATTATTGCAACAAGAACTGCAAAATCAACTTTTTTCATCTCGCCAGTAGAAAGAGTTTGTGGAGAGATTTCTTCACCCAGATGGAAGATCTGTGCATTAAACTCCTCATTAAAAACAACTTTATAAGGCAAATGCAGAGATAAAAGGGTATTAAGTATCTCATTATTAAGTGAAGGAAGAATAGACTTAATAGCGAGCTGTTTAACACCTTTTTCACTAAGGACTTCGTCTAAGGTCTTAACCCATATTTGTTTTTCCTCCCACGATCCTTTCTCCTTGTTAAATTCTGCTAGTTCATCACCTGCAGTATTAAGAAGCTTTTTTATAGAATTAACCTGATCGTTGTTTTTTCCGGTCTTTAGATTTTTAAGCTTTTCCTGTAGATTCTTAATACCTGATTCTATCTTACCACCTTTGGTGAAAAGATCATTCTTAATTACTGATAATTCATTCTGTGCAGACTTAGCAGAATCATAATTAGCTTTTAGATCCTTAGATTGTTCCATCAAGGATTCCCTCTGTGTGGAAAGATCGTCGAATATATTCTTATGAAAATCTGAGGTTAAATCTGTGGAGCATGTTGGGCACTTATCATTATTATAAAGGTTCATTTTAGAATCAATTTCCTTTATCTTAGATATAATGTCACTTAATGCCTCGTACGAATTGGTTACATTTCTCTGAGCTTCGTTTTCCTGTGTCTTAAAAGATTTAAGTCTATCAGTGTGGAGTTTAAGAAGGTTTTTATAATTTGATAACTGCTCCTCTGTATTTTCTATCTCCTCGCCTGCATTCTCTACCAATCTTTTTTGTAACTCTTCGAGTTCCTTTTGTGAATTCGTTATGGATCTTCCTGTTGCAAATATTTCACCAGACAGTCTATCTATTGAAGATTTTATGGTTTTTGACTCCTCTTTAAGTATATCCCGCATTTCATTCAGAATATAGAAGCCAAATATCTTGTCTATGATCAATTTCTTGTCAGCTACGCTCATTTTAAGAAAACTCTTAAAATCATTAATGGAAAGAGAAATCGTGTTGTTAAACACGTAATACGGAATTTTTAGGATATCTTCTGCAAGGAAATCTTGTACGTTTTTTTGCCCAGCCCTGTCATAGATAGATCCGTCAATTGAAAGCTGAAATACATTAGGATCTAATCCTCTTTCTACCTCATATGTTCTTCCGTCTTGCTCGAATGTAATTTTCATCCATGCGGATCCATTAGATCTGTTAGGTATGTCTTTTAATTTTTTACCTTCTAGCTTTCCGTATAGACCAAAAGTAATAACATCGGAGATAGTAGATTTACCAACCCCGTTTTCTCCCACTACCTGTATTAATCCAGCTTTTTCTGGGAGATCAAGTCTTTGTATTTTATTGCCATACGAAGCAACATTTTTCCATTCAATCTTCTTGATCTTCATCTTCTTCTGCTTTTACTGATACCTTATGTAATAGCTTCTCTATCGCTCCGTAAATTTTCTTACTCTTATCCTCCTCGTAATTACACTTTTCAAGGTACAATTTAGTTAATTCTAATATTGAAAAACTCTTACCCTCTAAATCGTGAAATCCTTCATCAACTATATTCTGATCTGGTGAAGTTATAGGGGTAAAAGATATTTTTAGTGGGGGCGTGACATAATCGGTTAAAAGACCCAAAGGAGCTTTAACTGCTATCTCAGGATCTACTAATATGTCTATGAAATTATTTTTAAAGATAGGATTTAGCTCTTCTGGTGTAGAATTGATAACCTTCTCAAAAGTGATTCTAACAAACTTAGGTGAGTAGTTATTGTCATAGTATTCTTCGTTCCCTGTTTCTAAATCTAGAATAGTTATTCCTTTAGGATTATCCGTATCAGATCTTGTAAGTTGATAAGGAGATCCTAGCATTCTCATTTTACCAAAATTCTGAGAATAATGTATATGTCCTGAATAAACCCTTTCGAATTTATTCATGTCGTCATAATTTAGTCCTTCTTCAATCCTTACGAACTTATTAAACATCAGACCTTTAAGATCCGTGTGGCAGAACATATAATCATGTTCTCCTACTGCTGCTAAAACTTCTCTCTCTGCTTCATGATCTTTTCTCCATGGCATCAGAAATACTTTCTTAGGGCCAAACTGTATAGTTTCTGGCTCTTCGAATATGTTTACTTTAGGAATCCACTTAAGTGATTTTAAAGAATTTACCTCATTCGTATTTTTTCCATAGATGTCATGGTTTCCGCAGATGATGTAGATTCCATCTTTAAATATGGAGGATAATTCCTCAAATATTTCTATGCCCAGATTTAAAACCCTAAGATTTAGTGATTGTCTACTATCATAAACATCCCCTAGGTGTACTAAACAGTCCCCAGGTTTATAAATCTTTCTACAAAGAGGAATAAACCAATTTTTAAAGTAATCCTCATGAATTTGTATCCAATCATTAGAATTATTTCTAACTCCTAGATGCGTATCAGTAATGAAAATTATTCTTTTAATATTTGGTAAATTGATCATTAGAAAATCTTTTTAATTCCTCTTTTTCCTAGTATTCCATATTTGTTGTCCATCTCTTGTACTATCTGTTCCTTATATTTCATATGGATTGACTCATAAGCTTTTTGATAATTTATAGCTGTATAATCACAAATACCCACGAATTTTTCTACCATACTGAATTCTGTTTCCTCTAAATCCTGTAGTATATCCTGAAAAATAAGAGGTATAAGATCTTTTGGTATTTTTTTATTTGGGCTAATTACCGTCCATCTAGATTTCTGAAATATCTCATCTATTCTAGTATTCAGTTTAGTTGCATGAATATAATCTTCATCCTCGTAAGTAACTACTGATTGCAAACTTCTATAATCCAAAGAAGGATCAGGATCATACTCATCAATTTCGGAATTGGTTGTATTATCCTGCGAGTCTTTTATTTCGTCAAATTCTTCGAATTCATTTTTTTCATCTTCAATGAGCTTTTTCTGTTTAGTCATTAATCATTCATTATTTGAGAATTAGGGTCTTCGGAAATCCTCATGTAGTTGTAATCTACTAAGAATTTCTTGTACGAGTTCTTGTATCCCTCGTCCCTATTAGCGAGTAGCTTTAGTTTATATTCGTTGTTTGTATACATCATAGGATCTTGTATAATACCAAACATACCATCTACAGTAGCTACAAGGCCTGAAGATTCTGAAGCTGAATTCATGCTTAGATCAGTAGCGTCGAATTCACTTTGTTTAGTTTGTGTTGCAGTAACTATAGCCCATTCATTTCTTTGTGCTGCGGCTCTTAAATCCTCTGCAATCTGCTTTATTTTCATGTAGGTATTTTCAGAATTTGGATTTCTCCAGTTCTTCATAATATTAATATAGTCAACTACTACTATCTTAAATTTTATACCCTTAGATTGTTCCACTTTGGTTAACCAATTTTCAACATCGATTGCTGATGCCTGTGACGTTGGAAATTCTTTAACTATTAAATGACCGGGGGTTGCTAGATTATCAAAAGCTATATTTTTAATCTTTTTCTTGATCAATTCTGAATTCTCAGCATTATCCTTATACTCTGACATTTTAATACCTAAAAGATTAGAACCTAATCTTTTCATATATTTTCTGTCACCAAGCTCTAGTGTAATGATAGCAACATTATTAGAAGCTCTTACCGCTTGCGTTGCTATATTGCCTAGCCATAAGGTCTTACCAACTTTAGGCTGTCCAAGAAATACATAAAGGCATTTTGCTGAAAATCCACCACCTAAACAAAAATCAATGTATTCGTATCCACTAGAAAACGTCTGAGATGATAATTGTCTGTGAGATTCAGGATCATTAAAATCTAATCCTGAATCAAAAGAAAAATCTATCTTGTTTCTGTCAACAACGATAGATTTATATGTGTTAATTACGTCCTTGATGTTATCCGGTGTTACATCAGTGCTCTTAATATAATTGATCGAGTCAACCGCACTTTTTTCTAGAGTCTTCCACTCAATCCATGATTCAGTGTTTTGTTGAAGCCAATCTAAGTCATAGTCCTGCAAATTGATAGACCACATAGATTCCAGAAGCGAATCTGTAAGCTTATCCTCAATCTTTAAAAGTTTTGCTGATTCTCTTACCTGATTCTTGCTAGGTACTTGCTGATATTTTTTCCAAAAAGATTTTACTACCTTAAAAGCCTCTTGATAATCTGGATTTTTAAAAAACCCAGACTCAGTGGTTTCAATGTAACTTGGATTTTCAATTACGGCTTTAAACCAAATATTCTCTAGATGTTGATTTTGCATGTTTCTTAATAGTGTGGATTATCCTTTATTTTGTACCAATTTTTGTTCCCTACAGTTCTTTCAGTTTTTTCAAAAATCCCAGTTTCGATAAGATCCTCGATGATCTCTCCTTGTTTCATTTTCTCCCACCCTTGAGGTAGGAAAGAATTAAATGTTTGGTCTGAGAATTCACCGTCGGGTCTTCCATCCTTAATCAGATATGAATTTAATTCGTATATGACATCTTCTTTAGTTGGATACTCTGGCAAATCTTTCCAAATACCTAGGAGATATTTCATTTTAAGTTTACTCTTCTCCATTACCCTCTTCTGAAGTTGATTCTTGTTCTTCTGGGTTACCTTCCAAAAGATCCTCAAATTCCTTCTCGTCAAATAGATCAGGCAATTTGAAATGAGGACCAATTACTTTTTCGTCCAATTGTTTAAGAACCTCTTCAGTGAATACCTCAGAAGTAAAGATCTGCGTAGATGCAACAGTTTTACCTAAGTGCCTAACTGCCCAGCGAGGTGAAGATTCATTTCCTTGGAAAATCATTTCCCCTGTTTTCTTATCAACCTCTAATTTACCTCTTTGAATGCCGCATGTTTCCCAAGAAACAAAGTCCTGTAATCCAACATAAGGATTCATACCATTCATGAAAGAGATATGGAATTTTACTGCGTAAGGACGAGTAAATCTTGCTTTCTTAGGAGTAGATGTAACAATAATACCTGTTTTAGTATCTCCTTCCTTAAGTTGTGCCTTGGAAAGCATAACAACGTTACTCATAGAGAAGATAGGTCCGTCACCACCAGCAGCTTCTTTAGTAGGCATAAATCCACCAATACCTCCTGTGGTTGTGTGATTAGTACAGATTAGAGGAATTTTTACTGCAGTTAGGTCTAAGGTAATTACTCTAAATAAAGATCTTAACTCCTTAGATCTAATACCCATATCCATTACGCTTTTTCCTTTTAAAGCATCGCCGCTTTCTTTGTCTGTTGATAACATACCAAGTGAATCCAAAATAATAGCAATTTTTGGATCAGCACCCTCTTTTCTATATGCCTTAACCTTGTCGATCAGATTTGCAACAAAAACTTTAAAATCTGAAATGGTTTTAATTGGCTGATATCTTACTGTATTTGTGTCAATACCAAATTTCTTGGCAGAGCTTCTATCAATAGCTCCTTCTGTGTCACAATAGATTACATTATATCCCATTTTTTGTGCTTCCCTTACTATGTTCATACAAAGGAAAGACTTACCTGTTTGTGGATCTCCCGCAATACCCATTGACCTGTTGTTTGCGATACCACCGAACAAAGTACCTGATAACTGTGCATTCAGCAAGTAGTTACCTGTTGAAATCCATTCTCCGACTTCGGAGAAATCATTTGTTTCTAAGATTGATCCCATTTCGAAACCATCTATCTTAGAGAGCTGTTTATCTAACTCTAGAAATGAAAATTCTTTTTTAGCCATATTTTTTTCTTATTTAGTTATTTTACATACTGATCGGGTAATAATTTCAGAGTCTTTTAAATCTTCGTTTTCGAATCTTCCATCCAATTCTCTTAGGATGAAAAGATCATTACCTGAAGCCCTAGCAATTCTTTCCAATTTTTCTATATCTTTTGTTACGTCTATGTCTCCGTACCAAACTTTTCCTTCGCCAAGAACAAAGATATTTGCATTAAAATACACCTCATTGTCTGGATTTTTCTCTCTGTAAGAAGATTTGGAATATGAAAGAAGCCTTCCTGCTACTAAATTTTCATCTCTGAAATAATGTATCATTTTTCCCTTTTAATTATTATAGTCGTATTTTTGATTTAGGTCCACAAAAAAAGAGCCCTTAGGCTCTTTTTTTAAAGCTTTATTGCAAGCTTATTTTTTTAATGTTGTGTCTGTACAAACTGTGTCACATTTAACTGTGTCAGCGCAAGGAGCTAAGGTGTCTACTGATAATGCAAGGGAATCGATACTTTTCATACCCTCACCTTCCTTAACAGCTGGTGTACAAGAATAAATTAAAGAAATAATTGCAATTGCCAAGATAACTTTTTTCATTTGATCTTATTTTTTGTGTATGTATCCGTAATCTTTTGATTTTCAGGTACTCACTGAAAAATATTTCTTCTTCAAATCTATCAGTCTGGAACACATCTCATATCTTTCATTTTTTCTGTTCCAATCTATCATTTTCTCTATTTGATCTAGGGTAGATGCTGGATCCTCTTTAATTGACTCTCGTATTAGGTACTCTGAAGAAATCCAAAGACTTGTTTTTTTGTCTAAGTCTATCGGACTATAAGTAGGATTCTCGATATACAAAAAAAATCTGCCATCAGCAGATTTTTTTAGATATCTTTTTTTACTTCTCATATAGTTATTATATACGAGAAATTGGAAAAGTTTCCCTTTTTTTAATCAGCAATTCCGTTAAGCAACCAAGTAACTTTTTGGAGATCGCTGCATTTTTCGTATTCCTCAATTGATTCGAAATATGAGATTAGTTTTTCCAAGAGATCAGTGTCTTTGTATTTATAAAGTGCACTATCTTTATGAAAAGCATCTAATCCCATTTCCATGATATGGGCATATAACTTTCTTGATTGTTGATCGTAAAGCTCGTCTAGAGTTTTTGTTAATTGATCCAAATCTGTATTTTCCATATCTATTTGTTTTTTATTGATGGTACAAATGTAGAATAATCTATTTGGTAAAAAAAATCTTTTCACTCTTTTTTTCATTTAAAAATCAATTTGTTTTTCGTAGTTCGTACATATTTCCTCTCCTGGCTGAATATCTCTAGTAGCGAAAAATATAAATTTGTAATTAGAGGGATCAGTTTCCCAAGAGGCATTATTATAATCAGAGTGATTAAATATGCTACCATAACCTAAAACCATAGCATAGCTCTCTTCAGTATTTTTTGGCCACGCAAAGAAATAATCGTGTAATTCTTTTATATAGTGGTCTACTGGGATTTTTATAAAGTGGCATTCTTCCAGGATTTCTCCTGCTTTTATAAAATCTGAAGCAAAAATACCTCTACCGTGGATAGGTGATTCTTCTATGTATATTTTTTTAGATCTGTATAGCATATAAGTAATACTCAATAAAATCAAAAAATTTCCATAATAACCGTAGGATATATAAAAGAAAAAACAAAATGAATAATCTTTTATCTATAGAGAATTTTCTTTTAGAACAGAAAATGACATTCGGACCACAACAGATAAAAGAATCTCTGGAATATTTGAATTCAGAAGATCCTGCTGTATTAGAAGCTTGGTATAATACTTTACTCGATTTTGCTGCATTAATACCTGGCGTTGGATCTATTGCAGAGGGGATAAATCTCGTATCATATGCTAAACAAGGAGAATATCTTTTAGCTGCACTTTGTGCTATAGGAGTTATTCCAATCTTCGGTCAATACATTGGAGCAGGAGGAACTTTATTAGTAAAAGGATTAGGTAAAGGGCTAAACTTAGGTAAAGGTATAATTAAACCACTAATAGAAGCAATTGCTAAATTTTTTCCTAAGATCGTTGGATTCTTTAAAAGCTCTAAATTTTTATCAAAATTTTCTGGTATATCTCCATTCATTGGAAAAATGATAAGCTCGTTAAAAAGATTTGTAGTTTCGGGAGGCAAAGAATTAGAGACACTATCTAAAAATTCTTCTAAAATTAAAGCTTTAAAGAAAGAAGCTAGAAATTTAAAACAAGGCGTTAAGGTAACAGATTGGTTATTTGGATCTAAGGATCAACCAATCCCTGCTAATATGGGAATACCCGGACAATCTGGAGGATATCAGATACCAGTTCCAAAAGACTCATATATGGCTTATCAAGGAGTTCCTTTACAAAATATTAGACCATATACTGATATGGAGATCTCACAGGCTGAAATGGGCCAAGATTGGGGTCAATATCTATAAAAACTACAAACCCAGGATTTCTCCTGGGTTTTTTGTGTAGCAAGATTTAGAATTTTTCACCGCAGTTTGGACAGAATTTCCAAGTATCTTTCTTAATTCTGTTTCCACATCCTGTGCAATAGTTTCTGAGCTTTTCTACCTCTACAGGTTTTTGAGATTCTGGAGTTAATCTATATGAAATAGAATTAGTAGGGAATGAACCATAGCTTCCATTAGTCTGTGTTAAATTCTGACTACTGCTTTCTCCTTTTTCTACCTTTCCTGTTTCAATACCCTCATTTAAGCTTTTAGTTGCTGAATCGCTTACAAATGATGATGTAAAGCAGCTAACATTATTCACTGTCGTACCTCCATAAGAAATATTAGAGGTATTTCCAGAAATTCCAGATGGACCCATACTTCCACTTATTCCAAGAGATCCTATGTTTCCTGAAGTGCAGGTAAAATAAGTTCCTGGAGTATTAGTAAAATAAGTCCCAGTGGTGTAGCTAGGATAAGTTGTAAAATATCCTGCGGTTGTTTGTTCAGGATAGAAGCTAATTTCAACCAATCCATTATCAACTACAGCGGCAAGAGCTTCATTACTTTTTTCAATTTCATATGTTTCAAAAACAAATTTGTTGTTTGAATCAATGAATCTTTCAAGGTAAACCCTTTGACCAGGTTTAAGAACAATACCTGAATTGGAAATTGATTTTCCGTTGATACTGATCTTAGCAAGATAGTTGATTGTGTTTGGATTGAATAGCTCAATCTCGAATTTTTGTTTATCCTTTAGATAAACTGCGTTACCGTAGATTTTAGCTCTGTTACGGTTTGTTGTGATGTGGGCGGTACATGAGCCATACCCGCCAGTGTTTGACGTTGTTACGTACATAAAAGTTTGTTTTTTGTGTCCCTTCCTTTGCGTCCATTTCTGAAAGCTCTACGGTTTGTTGACCGGGAAGTTACTAGAAACCTCTAGTTCTGTTATTATATAACTTAGTCTTCGAAAGTTTCCAAATTTTCATTTGGAATATAGCTTTTTACTAAAGCGGAATGTATTAGTTGTGGGATTCTTTTGTAATCCTTATACCAGAAATTACAAACATATACAGGATTTCCTTTTTGATCCCTAATTATCTCTACTACATCGTAAGTTGCTTCATCAAAAGGACCTATTGGATTAGTAGTTACCCTTCCTATTATTGGCATCTTAGTAACGTCTCCACCTGAATAGGAAAGATCGTTTTCATTAAGAAATTCTGAATACGGAGAAAGGTGATTAAGCATCTTTGTCCTTTTTGTTGTTCTTTTTAGAATCCGCTTCCTTTTTCTTTTGAGCTCCTTTTTTCTTGTAGTACTTCTTAGGAGATTTTTCTTTTTTTACTACGGGCTCTTGTACTAATTCTTCTTTAACTACTGTCTCTGCTGTAGGTTCTAAAGGAGCTTCAACAATTACCTGTTCTGCTTCCTCTTTTACCTCCGGTTCAGGAGTGTATGTTTTTGTTTCTGGACAAGTGCACTCTTCACAATTACACTCTTCCATTTTTACTTGCTCTTCAGGTGTAACACTGAAAAGATTTCTGAAAAAATTAATTATTGATTTCATCATTTTTTATCTTATTTATCCTATTTGTTTGTTTTTTTCTGTTTCTTTAAAGGCTTCATCCTCAAGTTTTTGATTTAACGAAGGATCTTCTATAGTCATTAAGAGGTCTTTATAAAACTCCAATGGCTTTTTCATTCCGTATGTAGAAGGATCTGCTATTGCACCACTAAAGTTACCGAGAAGGTTACTATTAGCGTCCTTGTACTCATTTTTAGAATTGAGTATTTTCTCTATATAATTATAATAGTCTTTTTTAGTTTTTCCCTCAGTTGCAAAGCTCTTAAATAGATCTGGATTTTTTTCTATAACATATGAAGGAAATTCCCAATCCCAATCTTTTTTTATAACATCTGGATAGAAAGTTAATGATGCAAAGTCACCAGGAATTATTGGTCTATTTAATTTCATTTTTTCAAACCAAGATTTGTAAAATGCCTTAATTAGATCCAATTGTTCCGTGTTGGACATCTGGAGAACCTCATTTGGCGTATAATTTTTACCAGTTTCTAAATTTACGAAATTAGAAATGACTTGGGGTAAAAAAGAAAGAAGCCCAACACCTTTTGTTAAGTTGTCTTTTTTCTTCGTATCAAATTTACTTTCATTAAAGATCACATGCAAAAGCCAGATTGGTTCTATACCAAGGTCCTTAGAAACCCTTACTAGTTTTTTTAGAAAAGGTTGTCTGTTATCTTCTATTAAATTGATATAAGGAAGAGACACAACTGTTTCTTTCTCGTAAGAATCAGGAATAATCTTTTCTACCGATATGCTTTCAGTTAATACAAAAAAACTATTGAAATCTTTTAAATGGATCATGATCCATTATATATCCTTATTGTTTTTTTAATAACAAAGGCTTTTCGCTAGCCCAAGCATGAAGAGATGTTATGTGCATAGTGAGAGTGCCGGGTTTTACATTTTCCCAGTTTTCAGGATCAATCTCTTTTAGACGATCAATTACCCAGAATAATTTTCTAGCACAAAGGTAAATGTCGTCTCTAAAATGTCTAAAGAAATCGCATGATCTGATATAATAAATGACATGTACCCAATCAGCTCTTCTTATAAAATGATATCCTATTGTGCAAGGAACTCTTTCTCCGTGAACTGATCCTGTATCTTCTGGAAACCATATAGGAAGAAATGCCTGTCTAGTGAAAGGCTCTCTAGCCATTAATCCCACTACATCATTGAAATCCCCATAGTCGTATCTGAATCCCTTCACAACTTCCTCGTCCATAACAGTTCCATCCTGTGATACATCTCTGTATTTAGGCCAGATTCTTTCTGGATAAGTGTGTGAGAATTTTTCTAACCCACCAAATTCAGCATTATTCTTCTGAGCATAAGGCCATCTCTCATGTGAAGGTGGTGGATTTAAAGGTAAACCGCTAACTCTTTCCTCGAAATGTTCATCAGCCCATGCTACATTAGGCTTTATTTGATCTTTTAAACCCTCTAAATCCGCATTTATTTGACACGTAAATGAATGATTAAGTATTTCTATCATAGAATACTTAGGATCGCTTTTAATATCTTTGCCTTGCCATCTTTCTGTATGAACAACATAAGAAAGGTCATACATCTGCTGAGACGTCCAATTGATAACATCTTTAAAGTTTCCAAACTTTTTCATAAAGGGATTTAATGATCTTTATACTAGTTTTTTCTATCTAGTTTCTTATTTGTGAAATCTATCGAAAGAATTTTTTGAAATTTTATTGAATCTCACTTTACCAATAAATTCACCTAAATTTAGGCAGTCTGTGTAACTCATAGCAGACTTTAAATAGTCACTAAAATTTTGTGTCCATCCCTCTAGAGTATATTCAACATTTTGCATTCTACTAATACCCTCAGATGTTTTTAAATCTGTTTTTCCTAAGCTTTTTTGTACATCCTTAGTTGACATACCTCTAAACTTCTTAAAGAATTTCTTCCCTGATAAAAACTGATTTTTCGTATATTCACTGTATTGATCAATCATCTCTCCTGGTTCTGTCCAGGAATCATACTTCTTATTTTCTTCGTATGTTTCTCCGCAGCTTTCTAATGCCTTATTAAAAATGCTACCAAGCATAACATAGTCTGCTCCTAAAGCGAGAGCTTTAATTACATCCGAATATTTTTTAAACCCGCCATCAGCAACGATCTTTGCAGCAAGATTTCTTTCTTTTTGGATCTTTGCAGTTTCATGAATTAGAGAAGCCATTGGATATCCAACACCAGTTTGAACTGTAGTTAAACATCCAGCTCCATTACCAATGCCCATTCTTACATAATCTGCACCAGATTGAGCAAGAGAAAGGTATGTTAAAGGATTTGCACAATTACCTACCATGAGAACTAATTGTCTTCCGTATATTGATTTAGATTCCTCGACTAGGTCCTTTACTAATCTCATGTGGCCATTAGCAATATCGATTAAGGCGTAAAGTTTATCCTGTGGATGTAATTCAATTGGATTATCAATAAACATTTTCTTGAACTCGTCCAACCCGTAAGAATACCATACCTTATAATCTGTTGAGTAATGGAAAGATTCTGTTACATTTTTTCTTGGGATCATAGCATAAATCCCATGTTCATTGAATTTAGAATAATTCTCTTCACCAACTACAGTGTCCATTGGTGCGGTGAATAAGGGGAGCATATGTTTTTCGTCGGAAATATCGACGTTTTTTCTACTTCTGATACTGGTATGCAACTCAGGTTCGATCAGAATATCATCAAAGTCAAAAAGCATTCTGGAGGTTTTACTTATTTTAGTATGACCTACAAAAAGATTTCCCGTTTTATTAAGATATAAATTAAAAATATAGGAATTTCCGTTGATAAAATTATACAAGGAAATTCCTATAGCCTATTATTCCAGATAAACTGTCCATTGATCATGAACCTTAGCAAAATTCTTCATGAAGTATGTGTAACCAGGCTTGAATGGACGATGTCTAAGTTTCATACCTGCTTCTTCAGGAGTTCTATCTCCTTTCTTACCGTTACATTTTGTACAACAAGTTCCAAGATTTTCCCAAGAATTATCACCACCTCTAGATCTTGGATATATGTGATCTATTGTCAAATCCTTTTTAGAAGGACAATATAAGCACTCAAATCCATCTCTCCTGAAGATATTATCTCTTGAGGGTTTAAGCTTCTTAAAAGGCAAAACAACATACTTTAGTAGTCGAATAACTGAAGGTCTTTTGTAAGTTTTTTGATCTGTTACAATTGGGTTTTCCTCCACATGTTCTACTATTTCTGCTTTACCCTTAAATACAAGTTTAAACCCCCGAACCATGTCGGTCACACTAACTGGAGTGTAGTCGTTATTTAATACTAGAACTTGCATAACACTTTTAGTTTTCTATTTCATACTGGTTTCACTATTTATCTATTTAGTTGTCCCGCCAGGGATCGAACCTGGAGTCTTCTGAACCAAAATCAGACGTGTTGCCAATTACACCACAGGACAATGTGGAGCCTTTGACAGGAATCGAACCTGCAACCCCTTGATTACAAATCAAGTGCTCTACCAGTTGAGCTACAAAGGCATGGGGTGAACGACGAGATTCGAACTCGCGATCTTCTGAACCACAATCAGACGCTTTAACCAACTAAGCTACGTCCACCATATAAAAAGTAGCGAGTGACAGGATCGAACTGTCTACCTTCAGGTTATGACTCTGACGCTCTACCAAATGAGCTAACTCGCCATGGTATCCCGTTACTCGTGCACGAGCAGTGGCATTACGAGATCGATGTTATTCCACACTCTGAGCGATAGACAGGATTCGAACCTGCGACCCCCGACTTGGAAGGACGGTGCTCTACCAACTGAGCTACTATCGCATTTGGAGCGGAAGACCGGATTCGAACCGGCGACCCTAACCTTGGCAAGGTTATGCTCTACCAACTGAGCTACTTCCGCATTGGTCGGAGTGGAGGGATTCGAACCCCCAAGTTTACCCAACGGGACCTGTTTTACAGACAGGCGAGCACACCAATTGCTCAACACTCCGAATTTGGCGGGGATACTAGGATTCGAACCTAGGACCGAACGATTAACAGTCGTTTGCTCTACCGCTGAGCTATATCCCCGAGTAAGATTAGAGAATATTAGAGAGAGTTTGTTTTTGGACAAATTAAGAGTTTGTGAAGTAACTCTCTACACCGCTTCTAATCTTGGTAGTCTGTGAGGGATTCGAACCCCCGACATTCTGCATGTAAGGCAGATGCTCTAACCAGCTGAGCTAACAGACTATATTTGGTTGGCAGTGAGGGATTTGAACCCACGACCTCTGACGTATCAGATCAGCGCTCTAAACCAACTGAGCTAACTGCCAATTTAAGTGCGGAAGGTGAGGGGCTCGAACCCTCGCGACTTTTACATCCTATCAGTTTAGCAAACTGACCTCTTCACCAGCTTGAGTAACCTTCCGTATTGTGGACCACGTGGGAATCGAACCCAATCATTCTCCTTGCAAGGGAGATGGCCTGCCTTCGGCATCGCGCCCATTTTAAATTTGAGGTCCCTACTGGATTTGAACCAGTGTTGAAGGTTTTGCAGACCTCCGCCTAACCGCTCGGCCAAGGGACCTTTTAGAGGCTCTGACCCGATTCGAACGGGTATCGAGTGATCCGTAGTCACTTATTCTATCCGTTGAACTACAGAGCCAAATGTGGTGGGGAAGGGAGGATTCGAACCGTCCTATTTGATCATTTACAGTGATTTGCGATGTATCTCTATTCATTGCTATCATTGCTGAAGAATACCGAAAGAGCTTTTTCCATTTAGCTTCTTCCCCATTTAGCACGACAGGTAGGAATCGAACCTACAACCTACGGTTTTGGAGACCGTCACTCTACCAATTGAGCTACTGACGTGTATAAAATTTAGTTGTCCCATCCGGGATCGAACCGGAGATCCCCTGGTTAAGAGCCAGGTGCTTTACCAACTCAGCTATAGGACAATTTAAAGTGACCCCGGAGAGATTCGAACTCTCGACCCCTATATTAAAAGTATAGTGCTCTACCAACTAAGCTACGAGATCATAGTAAACCTGATTTTGTTTTAGTAAACCTATATGGTTTATCATGACAAAATCTAGTTTATCATGGTGGGGGTGTGCGGTTACGCTCCGCATCCTCTAGTTTTTCAGACTAGCGCTTCTACTAAGTTAGCTTCACCCCCGTAGTTTCCAGTATGTCAAAGAACAATAAAAAAGGCTTCGATTTTTGATCGAAGCCTTTTGTACAAAATATTTTTCTCAATATCCGTAGTTAACTTCGATCGGGCTCTTTCACGGCCCAAAACGCCATCCCTTGATAGCCTTTATTCTGGCTAATCGTGCGATTGATGTTATGTTTACTACAGAATTTCATTTCTTTCTTTTTTACAGTTTCCTGTTGTTTTGTTTGTTATATATCTTCCTTATTGAAAAGTTTCACAAATGTACGGTCTTTTATCAAATAAAAAAATATTTATTATTTTTTCCTGAATTTTTTCATCCCTCTTTTTTTAAAAGAAACTGCAGCCAATTAGAGATATATAAAAGAAAAAAGAAAGCATGATATCTAAAAAGGTTTTTAGCTTTGTTGAATTTATCAATGAAAGCTACTATAATGAAGACTTAATAAACGAGGAAAAAGAATCTTTCATCCCTACTAAAGAAGATATAATTAATATCCTAGAAATACAAGAAAAAATAGGAGAAAACTATAAATCTAAGTTCGGCGAAAAGAAATTCCAAAAAGCTGGTAAAACTGATAAACAAATCTGGGGCTCTCTAGAATCTTTTAATTCGTTAAGCGAAGATCTACAGGGTAAGGCTATATCAGACATACAAAAAGCTTTTGGTAAAAAAAGCATAAAGAAGAGGGTGTTTGATAAGATAGTAAAATTATTTCAAGAAGAAGTAAATCAAGGCTCAACTAAGCATTCTGTAAAATATTCAGGTAGTATACAAAATGTTTATGTCATAGTTACAAAAAAGACTATAGAAAAGGAAGAGCCAGGTAAACCTGAAGATGTAGAGAAGCCTACAAAAAAAGAAGAGATCGTTCTTATTGATCCTTTAAAAACATCTTATTTTTTCAAGAATAATATGTATGAGATCAAGGAAGACAACCTAGGAGAAACATTCACTGACATTGAATATACTAAGCAGGTTTTAGATTTAATAGATCAAAAAATAGCAGAAGGATATCTTGCTTATAATGAAGATAAGAATGGAGGAATCACTAAAATCAATATAGAAGCTTCATGCTCAAGATATAGAAATACAGGAACTGCGGTAGATCTATCATGGGCAGAATTAGCATATAAAAGAGTTGGTGTTTTCTCTAAATACATAAAAGCATCAGCAGAAAAAGTATCTAAAAACGACAAAGAATTTGTTGATAAGATTTTATCAGTAACACAATTAGGATACTTTGGATCTAATGGAGATGGATCTTCTGGTCCTGATCCTGATAAAAATGATGCTGGAGAAACAGTTAGAAAAGGATACTATGTAAAGAAGGGTACTAAATCTCAATTCGTAGATGTAAAGGGTGGGGATCTTACAATGATTAATGTTGTAGATATTACACCTGGAGAAAACGGAGCACCAATCTTAGGTACAGAACCAAAAAAGGTAAAAGCTAAGAATGTTAATGGTTCAGCTGTAGATAAAGCACCTTCTAGTCCAAAAGATTATGATCCATTTAGATTTTTTCAAATAACTATGGAAGGTTCATTTGTATTATCAGGAGAGGATAAAACAAAACCTGAACCAGTTCCACCAATTATAACTGTAACTGAAAAATATACAACTGCTATAGCTTTCCCAATGAAACCTAAGAGAGATATCTCTATAGATTTTCCAAGAAGATCTAAGACTAAAACTAAGCATTATTCTCCACCAAAAGGCGGAGGGAAAAGAAAAGCAGTTCCTTGCCCTAAGTGGTAATAAGGAATATCAATCTCTAATAAAAAAGCCCCTATATAGGGGCTTTTTTATTTCTTAGGGTCTTCGATAAAAACAGTTACGTTGAAATTATTGTATACTATGTTAACGAAGCCTTTGTCTATTTGATCTTTTGTTAGGCCTCTTGTAGTTTTATATAAAACCATAACAGTGCATGATCCTGCATATTTAGATCTTTTATCAGTAGCTATAGACCAATGTGATGGAGAATCTCGATAGTCTTTTAATATCTCTTTATATGAAAAACGTAGTCGAAGAATATCCTGATAAGATTTCTTTATAATCCTTGGATTAGTTAAAGCAGATTTTGTTATAACATTACAAATTTCGGATGTTTGATTTTTAAAACCTGTGCGATCCTCAGCTTTTACTTTTTCTACAAAATTCGGGTAGTTTACATATTCCCTGTGTGTAAGAGAATCCGTATTGATGTAGTGCATAATTAAATATTCAGCGTGATGCTTAGCTGCAGAATCCAAGATTGGAAGTCTCTTCAAGCTATTAGGATTGCTTTTATCCAGATCACAGATAAGTGAATCAGTAGAGCTAGTTAAAAACTTTATCTCAAGAATTTCTACGTCTTTAGGTATCTGTGCATTACAGATTACTGACTGAAGTGTAAGTAAAATTAAGATGAACTTTTTCATAATCTCCTGTATTTATTAGTGTAAATGTAGAAGATTCTAACTAGAATAAAAAATGTTTTCCTAATTTATTTGGAAAATTAGGTGATATATTATGTTGTTTGTATACCCTCTCCCCATTTATTTCTTAGCCTCGCCCTATATTCATGGTATCTTCCCCAGCTATATCCTCTCTGTGAAACCGTATATCCTGCATGGTATATCCAAGAGGATTTATTTTCTTGATCTATAGATCTCCATTGATTCCCCGTTAGAAAATCACACAATATTAAAGATCCGTATCCATTTTTATTATTCACAGATTGTATACAAAAATCCTCCACGTACAAATGAAAATCATCAAAAGTATCTTCATCAAATCTAACCGAGTTATTTGTGTCTATAACTATAAAACAGCAATCAGTGGTTAATATTTTATCTGATACATTTTTTCTAGATTTTATCACCTTCCCGTATTTTTCCGGACCTGCTATTCCTCCAAATACAAAATCTTTTTTACCCCAGAGGCTTATTGATGTCTCAATTCTTTCTAAAAGATCATGTGAAAAAGATATGTCTTCGTGGCAAAGTATTAGCCATCTAGTTTTACAGTTGTCTATTATATTATTATAGTTCTTTGCTGGATTTAAAATATCGTCCGTGTGGATGGTATTGAAATTACCGCTAGCTCTAGATAATGCTGGGAGTAAATAATTATCAAATGCTTCTTTGTTGTGAGATATCCAACCTATAGTCCATTTCATAGGAAGTAGTCTGGGATTAACTAAAATACCAAGTCCATTAGAATAAGGATAGTTCCAAAATTCAAGACCGTATTTTTCAGACAGATCCTTACAAGCATTCATTACATCAGGAAAACTGACTGTATCGTGAAATATAGTAACTGGTGAATGTTGTACTGACCATTCACCACATTCGTATGTGTGTTCATAGTCGTGTATAATATCAATATGAATTAAATCAAAAAATTCTTCCCTATCTGTAATCCATTCCTTGTATCCGGATTTAACTAATGTGATATTTTGATATTCCTTTAGATTTTCAGTAGTTATATCAAGGTGATCATTTTTAATCCCTGAATGCTCATCTCCTTCAAAAGTATCTACTCCAATTACAGACCTAAAGTGGTTAGATAATGCAGATGTTGAAAATCCATACTCTACACCAAATTCTAGACATTTGTCATTCCTTATGTCAAAGGTATCTATAATATCTCCAATTATTGTAGGTATATCTCCCCAGGCGCTTGTTATATTTATAACGCTAGGATAGTACCTGTTTTTAGGTTTATAGATACGCATAATATGATTATTTAAGAAATTTCAATATCTTTTCCTTTATACCGATTTGCTTAATTCCCTCGGTAATTCTTGGAGTGTGTACGAAGTTAGTTAACCCCCATCCTGTACCACTTCTATTAGAAGATATCTCTTTAAAACTCATATCTAGATCGTCAATAGACACCCAATTAGTAACTTCTGGATGATTTTTTAGCCATTCTTGAATTTCTAGACTTCTTGATCCTTCTAGATCCCAGTCTGGATGCCATTCAATTGTTTTAGGGAGAGTATATGACCATGGAGTAAAGTCAATAGGTTTTTTAATGATTCCTTGCTCTTCGTAGTATTCCCCCATCTCTTGAACAGTTGCCCAGTTTTTCCAATCCGACGATACTACTATTTCTGCTCCTGTTTCTTCTAAGATTTCGTTTAAAACCTTAATTGCTTTCTTATCAAAATTATCAAATCTACAGCTCACGTGAAATTCCATAACAGATTGCGAAAGCTTTTTTCTAGCCTTAATCTGCTTTTTGAATCTTCCTCCAAATTGTTGTGAAAGACAAATTACTCCATCGTGATCTAAGAATATAATTTTCACTTAATTAATAATTTCTATAGAATTTATCATATCATTTTGGCCAATAGCATCGATTACTTCTAATCCTTCTACTACCTTACCAAAACATGTATGATTTCTATCTAGGTGTTGTGTATTTTGTCTATTATGACATATAAAGAATTGTGATCCCCCTGTATTTCTTCCTGCATGAGCCATTGAAAGAACTCCTTTGTCGTGATATTGATTGTTACCATCAAGCTCACATGGAATAGTATACCCAGGTCCTCCAGCTCCGTTTCCATTAGGGCATCCGCCTTGAATCATAAAATTAGGGATTACTCTATGAAATTTCAATCCATTGTAGAATCCCTTGTTTGCTAGGTCAACGAAATTTTGAACTGTCTTTGGTGCATCTTCCGAGAAAAATTCTACGGTCATGTCACCTTTTGCTGTTTTGATTATAGCTTTCATATATGAAGTTTTTGTACCCAAGGCCGGACTCGAACCGGCACGTCTTACGACATATGCTCCTAAGGCATACGTGGCTGCCATTACACCACTTGGGCAAAGTAAAAGATGAAGAAAATCGGAAAGGTGTATTTTTATTGCATAAAGCAGGAGTTGAACCTGCGACCTTTTATTCCCAAAATAAACGCTCAACCAACTGAGCTATTCACGCTGAAGTAACCTTGTCCATTGCTATCATCTTTTGTAGTCAGAACAGGACTCGAACCTGTATGGATAAGCGTACCACGTTAGCAGTTATCCTCATTAGCGTCTACCAAGTTAACATTGACCCCGTAGTGGATTCTAACCACATTATTTTTACCTCTAGAACGGGGTTGTTATCATTCCGCCATCTGACTATAAAATTAGAACGAGAATATCGAATAGAGAGTAATCATTGTATAATCGTTTATGAGACGATCGACTTATCCACTTGTCTAATCTGCCCGAAGGCAAATATAGGATTCGAACCTATGTATGCGAAGTAACTCTAATCTTGCTACGTTCCAATAAGTTAAAGCAAAGAAAATTTCCAATCGTAATAAGCGCTCTGCCAGCTGAGCTAATCCAGACTCTGAGAGTTGGATATGGGACTCGAACCCATGACCTCTCGATTAACAGTCGAAGTAACGATTTAGATTGCTATTGCTTCAATAAGTTTATCAGGAGAAAATTGCAAAGGTGTAACGCTTGCGCGCCTCTGCGGGAATCGAACCCGCGACCGATTTAATTAAAGTAAATTGCTCAACCGCTGAGCTAAGAAGTAACCTTTACGTTGCTACCCGATAATATTTTAATAATTCAAAGAACTCTTTTTGTATCCAAGCTGGGATTCGAACCCATTCGAAGTTTTTCCTGGTCGAACCAGTTTGTCATTACCTCCTGCTCCATTCAAAGCTGCGTATCCACCCGCCGATCTCTTGGATATTTTAAAAAGAGGGAGGTTTAAGTCCCTCTTTTTATTTTTACTGTTAGATGACGATTTGTTTCACCTTTTCTAGATGATAGTTCGGATTGAATTCGCTTTTAGCGATGTCATCGAACATAGTGTAACCGTATCCGTAGTAGTATCTAACTTTATCTCCTGCGAGTTGTGTAGTACCGTAACCTGCTAAGTCTACAGAGTAAACGTATGGGCTTCCGGTTGCTTTTACATAGCTCATGTAAGAGTTGTAGCTAGATCCTCTGTTACATTCGTTATCAGATAGGATGAAAACACGGTCGTATTTACGTCCAGATCTTTGAGCTTCTCTCCAAGCAGAATCTAGTGAAGTTCCTCCCATATCTCTTTTCATGTTCTTAGCGATACTGAAAACGTCTGAGTTAGCGTTCCAATTCACGTATTCTGCTGAAGAACCGAATCTGATAACATCAGCATTTGTACCTTTTGCGATAGTTGCCGCTATTAAAGCTGCTTTATCCATACAAGTGCTTCTGTAACGTTTTCCAGATCTTGTTCCATCTGTCATTGGTGTACCCATAGATCCTGAGAAGTCAACCATTACTAGTGTTCTTCCTGGAAGCATTTCAGCAAGGTTTGGAATTGCTTCTTCAAATCCTTTTAACAAAGCTTGAGCTATTTTACGAGAATCAGCATTGCTGAATTCTGAAACAGTCACCTCGTGTGCTAAATCCATTTGATATGGCATAATCTTACCCTTTCTGATTGCTTCTGGATCTGAAACCAATTGACAAAGAGAATCAACTGTTTTAGATTTTGCATCAGTCTTAAGGATGTTTCTGATGTTACGTAAAGCAGCCATTATACCTAGTTTTCCTTCGGTTAATAATGAATCCCAGTTTTCAGCCTTAGCTTCCTTTAGGATCTTTTCTGCTTCGTCCTTATCAATCTTACCCTCCTTAACTGCTTTTGCAACTTCTTGACCTGCGTCAGATTGTGCAACTTCCCAAGTATCAGCTGAAACAGATAATCCTTTCATTATTGCGTCGATAGCTGAAATTCTTTCTCCGTTTACTTCAACGATAGCTTTCGCATTCTTTGGACTTGGGTGAACAAGGTTGATAACGTCGATCAATGAACTCTTGTACTTTAGTAAAGAGTAAGCATCCATACTCTCAAGAGCAGAACGGAAACCTTTTTTCATTGAGTTAGTTACTGCTGTCTTATTCATTGCAGAGAAACATGCAAGTATTTCTGCCATGTCATCTGGACGGAATAATGTACCTCCTGACTTTGTTTTCTTGTTCCAAAGACCGTAGAATCTTTTAGCCCAATCTTGTCCAGCACAGTGTGGTGCTAAATAAGAAGCTGCAAGATGGTTAATTGAACGCATACCTTCACCAACGCAACGAGAGTATACTATACACTGTGCAGTTAAGTATGTGTCTTCCTTAGCACATCCATCAACTAGGGTTTTTAATTCCTTCATCGTTTCATTTTCAGAACGATAGAACTGATTCTCTAGCTTTAGAGTGTTTAACATTGTCAAGAGCTTTAACCACTTATCAAGTGAATAAGCTGCATGACCTTGACGATTTGTGGTGTCTGGCTTTGGTATTGCTACCGCCTCAACCAACTCAGATTTTGGCTGCATACTAGCAAGCGAACTTCTGAGATTCTGATTTCTGAACTTTGCCATAATTAGTACAAGGTTTGTGTTTGTTTGTTATTAATTGATTTAAAAAATGTTTCAAAAATAAATCGGAGGAAGTTGATAAAGTGTTTTTCTTTTAAGCGAGCTACCACTGCTCTATCCCGGCATTTAAAAAAATCAAACTGGTGCCGGGAGCGGGAATCGAACACCGCGACCTCTTCCTTATGATGGATTTCGAAGTAACTTTATCTTTGCTACCGATTTTAGTAGCGGGAGCCGGACTCGAACCGACGACCTTTGGGTTATGAGCCCAACGAGCTACCAACTGCTCTATCCCGCAATGTTGCTGACTTACCGGTATTCGAAGCCGGTCCCTGAATCCCATTTCTGAGATTGATGCTCTTTCGAGACGTGCCTCATACTCCGTTTCTCTGTGCGCCACTACACCATAGTCAATCGAGAGTTTCGAACCTCTCAGGTACTGGGTTAATTACTCCCAGACTTTGTAGCGGGGGCAGGACTCGAACCTGCGACCTTTGGGTTATGAGCCCAACGAGCTACCAGCTGCTCTACCCCGCAATATAATGTAAATCAAGAGAATAGTATCGAGAGTGTTATCTAGTTCTACCGCTAAACTATACGAGTGTCTCCACCCGCACTGGGATTCGAACCCAGGCCTTTTTTGTTTCAGAAAAAATTGAAGTAACTCTCAACTTCGCTACTTGATTTTATTTCTTCCTTTTTCCCAGCCTTCTTTAAAAAATTTTGAGAAATCGTCAGGATTTATTTTTTTGTCTCCTCTTTCTTTGTGATGAATCCAAATGGTTCCAAATTGTGAATTTTTATTACCTTTTTGCGATATTGAATTCTTAGTCCCTATTTTTTCTTTTGTTTCTTTGGAGTGATTTTTTCCTGTAAAAGTATCATACCTAATTTTTCTTTCTTCGTGATTTTTTTTCATCACTTTAGAAGAATTTTTTCCATGTTTTATTGCATAAATATTATCTTCCAATATTTTGTTTTTCATTGCAATACCACCTAATATAGAGATCTCTAGGTGTTTTTCTCCGTTTATAAGTAATGGACTGAAGCTTTCACCTCCTAATGCAAGATTCATACATAAAGGATCGTTTAATAATTCCTCATTTACTAATTCAACTTCTCGTTGTCTTAGCAAATCCCTATTTTCAAAGAACTCTAGAATCTCCTTTCTGTGAGCATCTTTACCATGCTTCTTAACAGAATTTTTAATTCTTTTTCCACCTCCAAAATAACCATCTTCTAAGTTATCTGTAGAGTGCATTCCAATGTAGTATCGATTATTCTTAAGACATGTTATCTTATAGATGTAATGATACTTCTTTTCTTTTCTTGCCATCTCGTATGTTACTTAGACTATATATCTAAGTAATAGTACGAAATGGGGGCTGCGGGACGTACGGGATTCGAACCCGTGACCTTCGCAGTGACAGTGCGATATTGTAACCAACTCTACTAACGTCCCAATGTAGCCCCTACGGGAGTCGAACCCGTCTTTCTAGGATGAAAACCTAACGTCCTAACCGATAGACGAAAGGGCCATGTGTAGCATTTTAATATGTCAAAGAACCGTATAAAACAAAAAAACCTCGGTGTTTATACCGAGGTTTTAATCTGTGATATTATCTTAGATCAAAAACTCGGCGGTCTATTTGGATCCTCCACTAGTAGGTCATTCTCCTTGCGAAGTTTAAACCCTTGGGTGATATTAGATAGGCGTTGCATTTGAAGTTGTTTTGTCTTTTATTTTGATAGTGCAAAAATACATAAAAGTTTCATATAAAAAAACTTTTTCTGAATTTTTTTCTGTTTTTTCTTTTTATAAGCTCCAAGCTGGATTGGCAACTATTAATTTACCATTTTCTACTCTTGGAATTTCTTTCGTAGAATTATATTCATCATATTGAATTTGATCTGGATAAAATTTCTGTCCTTTGAACATAATATAATTTTCCTCGTCTTTTCCTCTATGGCTCCATCCTTGACCTCTCATTGAATCATGAGCTGCGTCATCAATCGTTGGTTTGCCAAAAAGAGAATCCCAAAATCCTTCATTAACTTTTGATTCCAGCTGATTGTATTTTTTAAGATGTTTCATTATTCTATTTTCTTCTATATATTCTAAAGAAGAAAAAAATTCCTCACGGACATACTTCCGGATTAGTGGAAGACCCAGGATTTGAACCTGCAAAGTCCGTTTATAGATCGATAGATCTTTCCTGCCACACCTTAAGAGGGACAAGGAATTATTAGGACAAGAGGCTGGACTTGCACCAACATGAACTTTCGTTCTTGGGTAGATTACCCTAGCGTCTTTCTATCGGATCCCTGCAGAGATCTCGCTTCCGCCACTCCTGAAAATGTACCCGGGGTGGGACTCGAACCCACACGGCCTTTAGGGCCACAAGATTTTAAGTCTTGCATGTGCTACCAATTTCATCACCCGGGCATTATATCAAAGAACGAATTAACCAAGTGCGCCTGCATGGGTTCGAACCATGGACCTAATGATTATGAGTCATTTGCTCTAACCGACTGAGCTACAGGCGCAAATTTCTAAGTCGAGACGATGGGGTTTGAACCCATGACCTTTACCTTATAAGAGTACTGCTCTCACCAGCTGAGCTACGTCTCGATACTCTTTTTTGTCGGGGTGGCAGGATTCGAACCTGCGACCTCCTGCTCCCAAAGCAGGCGCGATAAACCGGGCTACGCTACACCCCGAAATAGTGATCCGAGCAGGATTCGAACCTGCGACCCACAGCTTAGAAGGCTGTTGCTCTATCCAGCTGAGCTATCGGACCAATTGGCGGAGAGGGAGGGATTCGAACCCCCGGGTCCCGAAGGACCGTCGGTTTTCAAGACCGGTGCAATAAACCAGACTCTGCCACCTCTCCGTGGATTAATTCATTATTTCAAAGAGCAAAAAAAAACCGAGACTTTTAAAGGTCCCGGTTTTATATAAGATGTTCTTTATCTTAGCACAGGACCTATCAGGATCGTCTTATAGACGGTCTTAACGATGAAGGTAATATGTTTGAGATATTGATCATTTGAATGTTATATATCTGTTCCTTATTTTTGTTTCACAAATGTATGTCTTTTCTTTTAATAAAAAAACTTTTTTTGATTTTTTTTAGGCTACGCAAAAAACTACTTTGTGAAATTCGTCCAATTGTATCTTGGTAGATTTACCTAGATACTCTGCGATATCTTCTGCAAGTTCTTCTTCATCTGAATCAGCAACTAAAAAAAAGCTTGCTTCCTCGTTGAATTCGTTTTTTGATTCTGTATACATGAAAAGATCCGTTGAATCATCTTCGAATGGATCATCGTATACTTTATTTTCTAAATATTCTGAAATCTCTTTCTCTACGAAAGAAAAATCTTCATGATCTGAATAAATTTTAATTGCCATTTTTAACCTATACTATATTAATTTTCTTCTATCAAAACCTTTTTAAGGTCATATGCTCCGTGACTATTTGGAACTAAGTCATAGTAACCTACAACAGAATATGATTTACCATCAGAGCTTGAATCCGGAACCATTTCGATGTTACTTACCATGCTGTCTCCCATGAATTCTGGAGAATTTGCTCCTCCAATTTCTATGGTTGTTTCTTCACCTTCTGAATTTTGAAAAGAAACCATATAATTTCCTTCTGATCCAGATATTGATTTTATTTCTGACGTTTCTGTCTCGAAGTGCACGTCACTCATAGAGTCTTCCATTGGAATAGTTTCCGTCTGGTAATCTTCGTATATTCTTAGATGTTTCATTTGTTTTTATGTTTATATATCTTTATTTTCCTTGACCTACATAAACTTTTTTGTAGTTCTTAGAATTCTTGTTTTTACTTTGTTTAGTTTTCGAATGGATCCCTTTATTGTTCTTTTTAGGTTTAGCTCTAAAAGAGTTTGAGCTTTCTGTTGATTTTTTACCTTTTGCCATTTTTGTTGGTCTTATTTAACCCATCCGATACCTCTGATGGTAAAGCTATCCATTATAATTTTGTGGTTTATTTTGTTTAGAAATAAACCCCTTATCCTTAAACATGTTTTGGTTAACCATAATAGGATTTCCCCCGTTATCAGGTATTAATTTCATAATGTATTCATCAACTTCCTCTATTGTACAAGGTGATCCTAAATAAACTACTTTGTCACCTTTAGAAAGTTTTGTAAGGGGGAAGAAATCCCCATATTGTTTTATAACGTTTGAGTAGTATGGCTCAAACTCATAATTTTCAAATGTCTTTAAATTTTTCATCTAAGTATTTATCTCAAAGCCCACAAAAAAATCCCACCTATCCAGGTGGGATCTAAAAATGAAAGAAATTAAGCTTAAGATTCTATTGAATCCCAAGTATCTATAATTGCCTTAGCAAAAATTGGCTCTTTACCTGTCCATCCTGCAAGGATCGCTCCTCTATAAAGATTCTCTGGTAAAACCGAGTTATTATATCCTGCTACTTGAACCGAGAATACATTAACCTTTGGGTTAACTTCTTCTCTATATGCTTGTACCATTGCTAGTACATCTACATACGTATCTCCTCTTTTATGTCCATATTTAGATTTACCTACTGTGTGTGGGTAACCAAATAATCCACCGTGGCCTGCTTGCATATCAGAGTAGATGAATACTGTATCATAGTGGATTTTTTCTTTGATTGCTTTATCCCAGAAAATCCAAATACCATTTTCAGTACCACCACCTTGAGATCTTCCTCTAGTTGAAGTTTCTTGAAGCTGAGTTAATAATCCATTTCGTTTAGAAACTTCTTTCAAAGAAAGTTTATCACCAAATACTCCAACTTCTCCTTGATCTGACTGTAGAGCTGTAATTAAAGAAGAAAGGTTAGCTATTTCTGCAACAGTTACTGTTCCGTATTCACTTGTGCAAGATCCCCAAGCAGAACCTGAGTTGTCAGAAAGACAAGCTACTCTACCTTTCATCTTAGGCATATTAGCAACTGAGATGTCAATACATTCTTCAAGAGCATCTAAAACCAACTGACTGTTATTAATAGAAGCCCCTTGGATTGCTTTATAAGCTGACCAATAACGGAAAGGGAATTGCTTTCCTTTTAAAACACCGCCTTTTAACTGATTTAAAACCTTGATTGTAACATCACGGTCTGAAATTTCAGTAAAGATACCACGTAGGTTTCTTAAAAGAGCCATGTGTGGTATATGGATTTGATCTAAGATCTCTGTCCAGTTTTTACCAGCAGACTTAAGAGTTTCCCAAGTCATTTCTGTGTCCTTAACTTCTAGCTTACCAGTTTTCATAAGCTCACTAATATCATCATTCGATGCGTGAGAAATACGAACAAGGTCGATGAGTTTCTTTCCCTTGTACTTATTCAATTGGTATCTGCTATATTCAGCAAGACGCTCAGACCATGTTCTTTTAATCAAAGAAGGAAGTTTTGCCTTAGATCCATTCTTATACATATAGTAATCGAATTGATTTGTAAGATCATCAGGTCTTTCTGCGATTTTCTTACCGATCTCCTTCATGTAACCAGGATTCAATTCATTGAATACCTTTCTTGCCTCACTCATAGAAGCACGCATAAAGATAACCGAAGGGTTCAATCTCATAAGGTATTCAGTTCTTAACTCAAGAGCAAGATCCAATGTTCCCTTAAAATCGGATACCAAAGCTGCATCGATAGCTTCTTCAAAAATTTGAACTGCAGATTTATCGCTCGTAAACATCTCTGCAAAGATAGAGTACTCAGACAATGTTTTTATATTCGCTGGGGCTTTTAAACCATCTCTGTAGTATTGTGGCTCACCAAAGATAGAAGACGCAGCTACGATCTTTAATGCCTGGATAGGAGAAAGTTTATAAGAGGTACCTCCCATAAAATTTGTCACTTCCTCACTGACGTGCTTTCTTTTATCAGCAGATTTTTTTGTTCCGAATTCGCTTAATGTTGACATATTTTTGTTTTAAAATTTTCAAATAAAAAAAAGGGATTCAAGTCTTCATTTTAGATGCTGACTTAAATCCCTTGTTAATTTCAGGTCTTTCGACCTTAAAAGTTTAACCTGAGAATATTAGCTTAGAGTGTTTTTTTCGTTTCAAATGAAGTAACCCTTAGCACCGCATCAGATTTATTTTAATTTTCTTTTTTTCTTGAGAAATCTCTAAAAAGTGGTCCCTCCTTACGGTAGGTAATCGTTCCAGCATTTCTAGTCATGTGAATTAAACCGAGCTACTGATTTCTCCCTTTCAGGCGTCCTATCTATAGCAGTACTAGGATCTTGGTGCTATAAGATTCTCTTTCGAGATATCTTTTTAGCGTTCGTAGTTATTGTTTGAAGTAACCTTCTAGACCGCTTCAAGAAATAAAGAATAGTAAATTAAAGAACGTTTGTTTTATTTGATACCGCTAATGTAAAAGAAAGTTTCAATTAATTCTGATGTTCTAGAAAAAATTTTTTGATATCTTCTTCTTTTTTAGCTCCACTGAATCTTGCTATCTCTTTTCCCTCGCTTATGAGTACGCACGTGGGTATGTTTCTAATAGAGAACAGTTTTGTAGTTTCCTCTGCCTGATTAACATCGGCTTTAGCAAACTTAATTTCTGTAGTGTATTCTGTTTCTATTTTTTCCATTATGGGTTTTAAAACCTTGCATGGACCACACCATTCAGCAGAGAAATAGATAAGGGTTTTATCCTTTCCATCAATTAATTCTTTTAATTCCTGATCATTGAGATTTGTCATTTTAGTATATTATTTGTTACTATATATAACCCTCAAATTCAGGAATTTGCTTTTTCTTCTGTTGTATTTTCTTCTGTAGCTACACTTAAAGATGGTCCTTCCTCGGTCACTTCACTGGAAGAAATAACGTTTAGTTTTTTAGTGAATTCTTCAGAAATATGTAAAGGCGTAGATTCATCTCTTATTTCAGATTGAGGAACTGATTCTAGATTTTTTTGTTGTTCTGCAATCATTTCCATGAGCTTTTTCATTTTGGTTTTGGATAAACCTTTTGGTGTAGGAGTATACTTTACCTTCTTACCGTTTTTCTTTCTTACTTTGCTTTTAGGCATATTGATTTTATTATTTTAGTTTATAGTACATTTCTAAGAAATGTTCCTTTGCAACCTCAGAAGGCATTGAAATAAAGTTATCATAAAGTACTTTATTTTCCCATTCGAATTCCAAAGCAGCCTTATCATAGATCTTAACCTCCTCGTGGAAAGGATATTGAAATCCGAATTTTTCTGCGATGACCTTCATTAGGTTATTTTCAACCTCTAAATATTGGGGGATCTCATCTTTTATAGGTTTTGGTAAATCTATTAGATAAGCTTCGCTAGCATCATGTAATAGAGCTGCTAAAGCGTGCGTTTTAGACACTTTATTGCAAACCCAAATGGAATGTTCAGCTACTGAATAAAAGCTCTTTATATGTCCTCCAAATCGACATAAAAGTGATAATGAGTGAGCTATGTCTTCTATCTCTATGTGTTCTGGATTAGGATCAAAGACATCAAAATAATGTCCAGAATATGTTCTAATCAATCTACCAGCAAAAAGGTTTTCCATATCATTCATATAAAATGAGGGATATATAGTTTCGATATGAATCAATTTAAGAACTTAATACTAAGATTTTCCCAATTTATTAATGAATCCGATTCTTATGATTTTGAAATAGACCAAAGGTTTCCGTGGTCAGAGAAGATCAACGATCTCACTGATGCGATAATGACTAAGCAAAAATATCTCACTAAAAATTTTGAATATGACAGACACGATAGTGACGGATTTGAATTCAATATAAAATCAAGAACATTTCCAGATACAGAGGATCTATCTAAAAAGTATGGATATTCGGAGGAAGAAGTGAATCATATGTGGGATTCTTTTCTCACTGACAATTTACAAATGTCAGGAGATGATATCATAGAAAATAGTGAGAATTTTGATGATTGGTTTGTTACTGGTAGAAGTGGAGGATGGCTAATACTAAAACATAAATCTAATCTAATAACAGATCCCGAATCTGTGATAGAGGATAATCTCTCGTATCTAAATGATTTAACCGATGAGATAGATGAGGAAGAATATCAAGAATGGAAAAAATTCTATGAGGATGACGAGGAAACAAAAAAAGGATCCAATCTTCTTAAGGCATTCGAGATCGAGGTTGGTGATTTTGAAAATGTAAAATACGCAGAAGACGAAAGTAAAGTTGCAATATCTTCCCTAGAAGAAAATCTTAAAGAATTACAAGATTTAGAAAAAGATCTAGATATGGTTCAGGAAAGAATAGATACTTTCTGGGAAGATGCTGAAGTTAATTTTGAAGAATATGTTCAGAACGAATCAGAATGGCGAGATTCAAACCAGATCTAAAGATTCCCATTCTTCGTACCAATCACCCTCATAATCCTCATTTAATTCACAAGTTACTGTTGTATCGTTGTCTTTAAGATAAATCTTTCCTCTCTCGTGTATATCATTAACTAAGATCTTCTTGGTTTCTAGCATATCTGAAAGGTAATCAGCAAAAGGATCTAATGAGCATGGTTTTTCTCCTTCTGTTCTTAAGAATACTGATGAGATTGAGTGTCTATCCGTAATTATATCCTCTACGTAAATTCTATTTTCTGTTTTAAATAGATCTAATTGGGGATTCGGACATTCTTTAAGCTCTGAATTTTCTAGTTCCCACCATTTATTGGTAGACTCCTCACAAATGTAGACTTTAATTTTATGGGAAATTATTCTTAGTAAGGTAGCTTGTACATTTTTTCTGTCGAAGAATTTTTCTATAAAATTTCCACGATCTTTGGTTTCCATTTTATATTTTCCTTCGTAAATATATTTAGGATCACCATTTTGGTCTAACAGAAATCCGTCTATATCAAAAAGACAAAAACTTCCAGGAAGACATCTTCTGTGTCCTTCAGAAAAATCATTTGATGTTCCATAATTTCGAAGTCTTGTTGTCATATTATAATTGCCTTTCCTTCTTCCACCAGAACATCTTTGCAATATCCTTGTAAAACTAGATAAGGCTGTGTTTTATTTCTTTTAGTCTCACATTTGACTTTACATTCAACATCAAATGCTGGGATACATTGACCTCTGAAATGAACGGTCATCCCACCGGTTTGTTTTCTGTAATGAAAGAAAAATCTATATTTTTTCTCCATGGACCTTTATTAAATTCTACAATAAAGGAAGAAATAGTTTCGTTTTGTGATTAGTAATTGCTGGGGAGAATACCGGCTTCATATCTAGATTTTCCGTTTTTCAACAGAAATTCTAGCTCCATCCATTGTTTTTTGGTTAGAGATTTTTTTGTTTTTGCTTGGTTCCAGATTTTACTAAAGAATTGATTATTCCTGTGTCTTTCATGCAACCAATCCCAAAGTTTTTGATAATATGTAATCTCAGAATCAGTAAAATACTTTCTTTCTTGATCTTGGAAATTTTCGTATAGTTTTAAATGTTTCATAGCAGGTCTAGGTCTTTTGGTGTAAATTTAGGAAAAGTATCTAATAAAACATGTGCTAACATTTGATCTATCTCAACAAGATCATCTCCATTATCGTGCCCCTCTATACCTTTTCCTATACTAAAATCTTTAATCTTTGCTTTTACGTATTCTAATTTATCATCCTCTGTAGGTTCATAATTTTCATAATCGTACTCATATTCTGGATCTCCGTCCTCGTCTCTACCGATATATGTTTTATCAACCTCACCAAATTCTGAAAAATCCTGCTTGTCTATATGATCGTAGTAAAAGAACCATTTTTTACCAGTAGAGGTATCTTGCAATAACATACATTCTCTACCATCATCCTTGATAATTGACAAGTTTGAAGGATTAGGAGCAAGTTTATTTTCTGTGCTCTCCTTTATAAAATTGATGAATCTTTTAATTTCCATAAACTTCAAGATTATTTATTCAAAGTAGCCATCAATCGCCACTAAAAGTGTGATGACCCCTGATGAGGTTACAGTACCTAAGTTTCTAACAGCTAATGCTATATATTCACCAGGCTGAACCACTACAGGAGAATTGAATGCCATATAACAACCCCCAGGACTTCCTAATGTACCTACAGCTGCTGTTGCAGCAAAAGTTTCAAATCCTAGCGCTATTCTTCTAGGAGCTTTTACTGTACCGTTAGCTTCAACTGTTGCTAGGGATACGGCAGTACTTCCGTAGCAAAGAGAATATGCGTATACAACAGGACCACCTGCTAAGACAGTAGTAACTGCGCCTTGTATTTTAACTCCAGTCACATATAACGATTTACCTGGTAATGTAGAAGTTCCAGTAGGGACTTGATAACTAAATACTATTCCATCAGTACCAGCTGTTAATGTAGGTTGTATTGAGAATTGACCGCCAAGACCGTTACCCAAAACAGCAGTTGTATTTGACAATGCAGCATTTGTTGATGTTGCAGGAAGGCTATTTAGTAAATTTGATGTTGATCCTAGTGTGGCCGCTCCAGTTTGTGCCTGATAAGCCATACTTCCTGCTCCTGCCATCAAGTGTGGCCATGGTTTAACAGTATTCATATCCCCAAGTGAGATATTTACGTATCCCACCTTAATAGTCATTGCAGTGGAAGCAGTGTTGCTGTTATATTGTCTTACAAATAATGGAAGATTCATTGATGAAGTTGTTGAACCAGCATTTGCAGATCTTGGTATAGAATCAACTAAAATATCATTAATCCAATATTCAGCGTTTTTCTCTGATAAAACTATCAAGTAGTCATTTGTTGTATTGATAGTCGGCAGTTGAGCACTTATATCAGCACCTAATATCTCAGTACCGCCTGTACTAAGTACTGCTCTAAATTCACCCTGTGCATTTACTCTGAAAAATGCTCCGTCTGTTGGAGCTGCTGTTGTTGCTGCTAACCCTAATCCCCATTCGCAAACATTATTAGTGATAGGAACGCTTGTAAATTGTAGATCTATCTCGCAATAAGTTGGAAATGTCATAAAAACTGGCGAGTGTCTCCATGTTCTAAGTTGAGAAAAGTTTCCAGATGTTACTGTTCCATTTAAGTTAGCGAAATTACCTGCAACTGAAATAGTATGACCAGTAACAAGCGTGTTCCAAATATTACCATTTATCGTTGTACCAGGAAAATATTCATTAAAGAAAGTTTGATCTAATCCTGTTCTTAATCTATAGTCATCAGAAGATTCGGGATTGATTAACTTTCTAGATCCTGTTACTGTTCCGTCATCGCTTTCAGTAGTTAAAGTTGTAAAACCAGAAATATCCGGATCTACTGGTGTATTTACCTGAAGATTGTTATTTGTGTCTACTGAGGCTAATGAGGTTGAACTACCACTTTTTATTATTATACTCATATCAATTGATTATTGTGTATTTAAGATTATATATCCCGAATGTGTTATTAGCGGCAAAGGCATTTACTGTAAATCCAACACCCGCTGTTTTGCTGGCAATTATAAGAGATATATCCTCTATTAGCGGGTCTTCTATTGACTCATGATTAGATGATACATCCCATTCTAAATATATTACTGAATCCAATAATACATTGGAATTCGTAATAGTAGCTGAGGTCGTGCTTTCTTCCCCTCCAGAAGCAAATCCAAAATTCAGAGAAAATGTTCCAGTAAATTTATTAAATGATCCGGTAGCCCCAGTTGGTCCTGCGGGTCCAGTAGAGCCAGTAGAACCGGAAGGACCTGTTGCCCCAGTTGGTCCTATATTTGGTCCTAATATCCAAGCATACCCGTTCCATGTCCAAGTACTTCCATTAAAGGTATAGGTCTCTCCTACAAATGTCGGTATTGGAAAATTTATAGCTGCCATTTAGAATTCTATTATTTTATGATTGGAAAGTTACTATCCCGCTTGGATTTATTCTTATTATATACGAAAGATCTGCACCATCTGCTGCAAAAACATGATAATATAAATCTGCACCTTTTAATCTAATTGTTTTTCCTTGGTCTGTGAATATAGTTGAAGCAGTAGCTGGCTGAGAATCGTCCGATGTGAATATAGAACTGTGAGGTGTCGTATCAGATACTGCATCATCTGTTTTAACATGACCTATTGAAATCTTATAATATTGCACACCAGGTGGATATCTATTTAATAAGATATTAGTATATGTGTCTATTTTTTCTTGTATTCTAGAAGCCATTTTTTATAGTTAGTTAGTAAATGATATAGGGTCATCACGATCTACTAAAAATAGATAATCAACAAAAACATCGCATCTAAAATTATTAGCATTTCCTGCTATGAAAAATATATCATAGTCTAAAGCTGATCCTGTGTTATCGTAGTTCACTGTCATTAAATCGACAGGTGCTGCATAAGTTAATACCTGATCATAAACTAATGCCCCAGTAGTCAAAGATGATTGAACTTGTACAAATCCAGTAGGATCGTTTGCATCAACTAATCCCTGAGTTGCGTGAGGTCTAAAAGTGGTTCCAGTAATAGTGACAGTACCTATGTAATTTACGTAAGTATTATTACCTCCAGGAACATTCACCTTAGCATTAAGTCTATAAACATCATAGATTGTTCCGTCATCCTCATATTGACCGATTTTAGTTGAACTAATACCACTAACAACTGATAAATCTAATCCCTGTGTTATTATAACATTTGAATTACCGGATGCTCCAGTTGGTCCAGTAGCTCCTAATCCCGTTGCACCAGTAGCTCCAGTTGCCCCAGTAACTCCTGTTCCAGTAGCTCCAGTTGCCCCAGTAACTCCTGTTCCAGTAGCTCCAGTTGGACCAGTAGCTCCTGTAGATCCCCCACCAGAGGATCCCCCTCCTGAATTAGGAGTTACCCATTGTGAGGTGTTACCATCATTGATGTAAACATATTCTATACCGGTAGAAAGATCGTACCATCTATCTCCCACTACAGGCGATGAAGGTGCTGGAGGTTCTTGAACATAATATGTAAAACTTGTTCCAGTTGGACCAGTAATTCCAGTTGGACCAATAGAACCTGTTGATCCTGTAGGTCCAATGGAACCTGTAGGTCCTGTTACTCCAATTCCTGTAGCTCCAGTTGGTCCAGTTGGCCCAGCTGGTCCTGTTGGTCCTAATGCAGTGAATGTCGTATGTAAATGTGAATAACCATTTGAAGACTGGAAATAAACCTGAGCTTCGTGATTAGTGGCATTTCTGTTTCGTGATGTTATTACAATTTGAAGTAAATCATAAGATGAAATATCAATCGTAGTCCCTACAATTAGACTAAGAGCTAATCCTTGAGATGTAACAGAGTCGTATAGATAAACTAAATCCGAACCATTAGCTACCAAATTCGTATAGACTCCTGTTGATGAATTTCTTCCTAAAAGAAAATAACGCAAGCCTATATTGTCTATGTCATTGCCAGCATCTGCTTTTGCATAGAGAGTCAACTCCCATATTCCAGGAGGTATAATTGTAGGGGTTCCTGTTATCTGATTTCTAAAAATTGCAAATTGAACCACCATTGCATCCACCGTATTAGAATTTGGTGTCTGGAAGGAAATTGTAGTTTGCGGATCTGTCAGATCAGGGGTTAAACTTAAAAGACTAACATCAGTATTTGTGGTAGGAGTGATTGTAGTAGCAGTAGTAGCCTGAATGGTTTGACCAGTTATAGTAGTTAGTTGAGTAGGAGTTAAAGGAGTTAGTGTTGGACTAGTATCCTCTATATAATTAAGATAAAATAAAAGTCCTCCATAACCTCCCGGTCCTTGATCACCAGTAGCACCAGTAGCACCAGTTGCCCCTGTTAGTCCAGTAGCACCAGTTGCCCCAGTACCTCCAGTAGCTCCAGTAGCACCAACAGGACCAGCAGGACCAGTGACACCTGGTGACCCTAATGACTGCCAAGCATCACCATTCCATTCCCAGGCTTCACCTGTGGGTAAAACGTAAATCTGTCCTATTGAAGGTGATGTTGGAAAACTTATTGGCATATAATTATCTGCTTATTTCTTCCCAGTCCATTGATGCAAATGCACTTTCGTTATTTGTGCCTGCTGCTATAGCTATTGTAAACTCATAAGGTGTTCCTGTTAAACCGTCTCTTTCTAATTGGTTGCTAAACAATGCTGCCTTTAATATATCAATAGACACACTCGTGTTTGCTGTAGCTGTAAAATACCCTGATGCAATAATTCTTCCTCCTGCAAAAGCTGTCCCTGTTAAATTATATTCTACTGAAGAATTTAATCCTGCGCTAATCCACGTTCCTCCTGTAGTTACTCCTGATGACACCAGCTGCCAATTGTAATTAGCAGCTGTATTACCTATTATAGAAACAGCTGTTGCTATAGCTATTCCATCTAGTCTAGCTGATTTTAATCTCAATGAAACTATAGGATACAATGTAGCAGCTGTTGTTAATGCTCTAGGAGAATTTATTGGTGTACACACAGCCTGTTGTAATCCGCGAAGCTCATATCCTCCTTCCGACAATATACTAGAGCATATTTGCTTTAACGTGCTTGCTCCACTTGTGGCTCCTGTATTAGTTATCTCATATCTTAATGGCAATGAGGCAGTTGTGATATATGTAGTAGCAATAATGTTAGCATGATTAAACTTATGGCAAACATAATAATTACCATCTATGATAAACCCAATTCTAACTGTACCTACTCCTAACCACTCTAGGTCCATAAATAAGATCTGAGCTTTTGTTAGGTCAAGCATAATTCCGCTAGGTCCTGAACCATTCATCGGGTCAACATTCCAACTTGCCTGAGCAACTGGAGTGTTTACTACTGCACCTGTAACAAAACTTCTTTCTACAAAACTTACTGTGGTATCGTTCTGCTCTAAGTAGTAACCATTGTTTACCCCATAATAGCCAACTCTTTGTCTGAGGTTAGTTTTAGCGGGGCTCATCACAAATGTGTTAAGTACCAGCAAACTCTTACCAGGTTGATATGAAAATACTTTAGTGGTTTCTCTAACAACCTCAGAACCTGATGCTGCAGTTACATCTAAGTCCATTAGCCCCTGCGCAGCATTAAATGTAGCCGTACCACCCGTTGCTGTAGCTGATGACCAAAGATTGTTGTCAGCAAATCTATGACTTGAGTCAAAGAGTGTAAATGGGTTACTAACTCTAAGTCTACCAAAGGCATCAAAGTTGGTAGTATTAGCAAACTTTATTTCATCAGTATATGTGTATGACATATTTCTTTATATTGTTTTCCATGAATTATTTCGAAACATAAAGTTCAGACTCATATAGTCAATCTTCATAAGAACGGAAGTTTGACCATTGATAAGCTGTCCGCTCTGTCCCTGTACTAAAATACCCCTTCCTCCTCCACTAATCCCACCTACTTCGTCTGCAATATTGATAAATCTCCCTTCGTCATCTGGGACGGTTGCAAGGGGTAAAGTAACAGTACAGATCCCTCCCATATATATTACCCCATAGTACTCGTATGAAAATGTAGGCGAATATGATGATGTGTTGATGGACGAAGCTTGATATGTAACATTCCCTAATTGCGTAGGCTGCATCCAAAGATACTGAGATCCATCGAATACCCAAACATACTCTATACCGTTGTCACTATCGAGCCATCTTGCTCCCAGGTTTATTGGATCTGGAGACGGACGGGCTTGTTGGTAATAAAATTCAGTAGCACCTGTTGGACCAGTAGCACCAGTAATTCCTAATCCAGTAGCACCAGTAGCACCAGTTGCTCCAGTAGCACCTGTTGATCCAGATCCGGTAGGACCTGTGTTTCCAATAGATCCTGTTGGTCCTGTAGATCCAGTAACTCCGCTATTTCCTGTTGGTCCAGTAGCACCAGATCCTCTGAGAATAAAAGATACTTTTATGCCTGTATTAACAGGAGGAGTATATGATGATTGTGCTATTAGAAGAGGTGATACACCAATATTAAAATAAGATCCATTATCTGTTGGGTCCGACGATACTAAATATGTGTATGTGCCTACTGGTGTGTCTAATAAAATAATAGACCCGGATTTTAATGAAGCAAGATAATTCCCATAATTAATACCAGAATTGGATATTTCAGTAATTTGTATTACTACCTCACCATTTCCTAAAAACCCGTTATCTGTAATTAGTTTTCCATTAGTAGCTATGGAATTCCATTGCCATGTATCCAAGCTAACAGAAGAACCTGTAGCTCCAGTTGGTCCGATTGGTCCAGTTGGTCCAGTAGATCCTGTTGGTCCTGCACCACTACCGCCTCCTATATTAAGTGGATTTCCTAATCCATCATAATAACCTCCAGTCCCGTCCGTTTGGACAAGTCTTGGAAAAGTATCGGATACCTTGACATTGGTTAAATCTAAAGGATTTGGCATCTACTAATTTAGTTAGGTACATTAAAATCTAAAATCAACCTTTTTCTGAGATTTTATTTGTACTGTTACTTTTTTAGCTCCTTCCACAACAAATGTTTCTTCCCAAGGTATAAAAATAGTGTCGTCTACAATTACTTCGAGTCTTACCCTTCCGGTAGATCTCTCTGGATAAAAATTCATTTTTTTAAGAGGAACCACGCATTTACCGTCTTTACTAATTTTTCCGTAAAAAACCAGATTGCATATCTCATGGTCAAATATTAATCTTACCTGAGAAGACGATAGCTTAGCTCCTTGAACTGATATGTTACATTCAAAAATCTCTTCTTTGTCTCTATAGATCTTATATAGTGATTTATCTGTTTCAGATTCTTCAGAATTTTCCAATTCTTCTTCCTCATTCTCGTCGTCGAATTGATCCATAACAGGATTTTCTATTTCCCCTTGTGGTTTTAATTCTTCTCCAAATTTAGAATTAGTATCATTAGAAGGAACTGAAGTCGTATCTTGATGTGGCTCTGCATTAAAATTAGAACCTAAAAGACCTGCAATAAACTGATCTACTGATCCAAAAGTGGAAACTCGATCCATTGAGCCTCTATTTAGAGCTTCTAATATAGGTGATGTAGAATTTTTTGATTTCCAGTCTCCGAAATTTTGCATTATCTTCCTTTAATTTCTGCTTTGACGTACACCTTATTTTTGCTGTACTTGTCTAAAGTTTTTTGTATATCTTTAATTAATATTTTAGTTGAAGTATCTTTTTTCTTGGATAATTTTTTTTCTTCTCCTTTTACAGAAACTATAACTTCAAGTAGGGCATCAATTTTTTCCTCCTCGATTCTTTTATCCTTTAACTTTTTTTTCATGGATTCCCATGGATCCATTTCATCTAAAGCTAAAGTGTAATCACCGCCTAATATTTCTCCTACAGTATCTTCAATCAAGATAGCAACATCTATCCAAATATAGTCTGTTCCTATCCATTCCTCTTCAACTTCTTTCCAATCTAAATAATACTTAGTAGCCATTATTAGCTATATATTCGAATAGTTATTAGAAGTCAAAAGGTTTAGGCATCGATTTATATGATTCTAGCATACCAAATCCAGCAGTTCCTAGTGATGTGCTAGACTCTGCTTCTCCTGTCATTTCTGTAACTCCTAAGACAGGATCGTATGCGTTAAGATTGTAATTGCTTATATTTCTCGATATGTAAGAAACGTAAAGCAAACAAATTCCCGCAAAAACATATCCTCCTTTGGCTCCATCTATGTATGTTGTATCTCCTATTTGTCCGATATAAAAAATACAATCGTCCATCGTGAAAAGTACTCTACTTGAACCATCTGTTTTATTTAAGAAAAAACCATTGACTAAAGTAGGATCACTAGACATGTATTTTGAGCTGTTTATAAATCTAGAATTGTGTATTCTAGTTACAGTAGGAGTACTTGTTGCATCATCCCAATCATATCTTATGTGTCCACATCCATCTGCTGTTAATGTTACATTATCATCATAAACAACAAAATCTGAATTTTTAATATCAACAACGCTATATTCAGTTTGCTGAATATTGTAAAGAGATTGACCACTTTGTGTATTTATTTGAACCACGTTCTTAAGAACATATAAACAGTCTTTAAATACTAATTCAGATTGCGAGCCAATAATACAAGGAGAGCAGTGCTTTTTACCTACTGGATATATTGGATCAACGTATAAAGAAACCCCTTGGAAACTTAATAAAGCTCCGTTTATTACAGAAGCTAAATTTGTAATGTAACCTGATTGGCTTCTACACTCAATAGATGATGTTTGATCCATATCAGTTGTTACTGTTGTGATTATACTTGAAGCTTCCGTGCTCAGATTGTTAGTTCCGTCACAATTAAAGAGATAGGGTTCAGTGTTTTTCAAAGGCGCATATCTAATATGAACACCTGGTTTTAAATGCAGTTTAAAAGAGACTGTAGGAATCAGCGATTGTCTGACTGTATAGTCATATTTTAAAGAAGGTAAAATTGCTCCATTGTATTGATAATCATATTTTCCTTGAGTACCAGGCCAAACTTCTATGACTCCATTTTCTACAGGAGTAGCTCCATCCATGTCTAATCCATTATTGCCATAGAAAGCTCCTTCTATAGTAGCAAATGGTTTTCCAAAATCCCCGAGAACTGCAGTCGAATCATTTCCATCTCTGTGTACAAAGGCAACATTATCATATATGTAACTAGTTCCTGCTCCAGTTGGACCAGTTGACCCAGTAATGCCTGCTCCAGTAGGTCCAGTAGCTCCCGCTCCAGTAGGTCCAGTAGCACCAGTAACTCCTGCTCCAGTAGGTCCTGTTGGCCCAGTAGTTCCACCCCCAGTAGCACCAGTAGCACCAGTTGGTCCGGTAACTCCAGTTCCAGTTGCTCCTGTGGATCCTGGTTGTAAATAAGATAACGTGCATATATCTCCAACAGATAATGTTCCATTTGCTGAGATGAGAGTTAGTCCATAAGTTGGTCCTGAGGATGTTACAGTATAAATTGCATAAGTGGAAGAATCACCTACTTTATAGACTTGTAATATTATCCCGCTTCCTATAAGTGAAACCCAAGATGTTGCGTTACCAGACGGTAAACTTGTACCCCCGTAATTACAAGATGTATTAGATATTCTAGCATTTACTGCTGATGCTAATGTACCAGTATTTAATTGGAATTCCCCTGCAGATGGAGCAGAAGTCGAAAATTTATATATTAAAGAATTAGCTCCTGGATTTCCTGTTGCTCCAGTAGTTCCTGCTCCAGTAGCTCCGGTAGCACCAGCAGGTCCGCTTCCTACAGTTAAAAGAGCAGCGGTAAACCAAGTTCCTGAACTGGTTCCATATATGTCCTGAGACACCGTATTTCCAGTAAACGCAGTAACTTCTAAATAATCAGTGCTTCCATTTAGATAAACTATCGTATCAATTTCTAATACGTAGCCAATACCGGTTGATGTAATTGGTGCTGTCTGAATAGCAACTTGCGTAGTACCGTTTTGTCTTAGCTGGATATTACATTGCTGGGTAGTGGAAGATCCAATTTTCCACCATACTGCAACCTGTATGTTGTAATAGCCTGCAATATTAGGTTGAAACTGATCAGAAGAAAACCAGTTTTGTGGATCAAAATCATCAACAAATGTTACAACTTGATTGGTACCGTTGTTTAGTATTGTTTGATCCGTACCACCCTTAATGGCTTTCATGACATAACTCCCTGCTGAAAGTGATGCTGAAGGCCCAGTTGGACCAGTTACACCAGTTACACCAGTCGCTCCTGTTGCTCCAGTCTCTCCTGACCCTGTGGCTCCTGTTACACCAGTTGGTCCAGTAACACCAGTAACACCAGTCACTCCTGTTGCTCCTGTTGGCCCAGTAACTCCTGTTGGCCCAGTTACACCAGTTGCTCCAGATCCAGTACTTCCAGTAGCTCCAGTTGCCCCAGTAGCACCAGTAACTCCAGTGGCTCCTGTTGGGCCAGTTGGCCCGGTACTTCCAGTAGCACCAGTAGCACCAGTAGCACCGGTTGGTCCAGTAGAACCTGTAGCTCCCTGCTTTAAATAAGATATTGTGTATATCTGGCCTGCTACATTTGCACCGTTCGATGATATTAGTGAAAGAGCAAAAGTAGTTCCTGAAGCACTACTGAAAGGTATAGACGTTACTCTATAAATTCCATATTTAGATGAATCACCAACCTGATATACTTGAATAATATCGCCAATTTTTATATCACTAACCCATGTCGTAGCATTACCTGCAGTTAAAGCTGTTCCGTTGTAATCACAAGATGTAGTTGAAACAGTCAAAGTGGTCATTAGTGAAAAAGTCAAGCTAGCACCTGCTTGCCATTCTCCAGTAGTGTAAATAGCTAATCCACTACTCTTATAAATGAGTGAATTAGTTCCAGGATTACCAACTGGTCCAGTAGCTCCTGTGACCCCAGATCCAGTTGGTCCAGTAACGCCAGTAGCTCCAGTTGCTCCTGTGACCCCAGATCCAGTTGGTCCAGTAACACCAGTTGCTCCTGTGACCCCAGATCCAGTTGGTCCAGTTGCTCCTGTACTTCCTGTTGCTCCAGACCCAGTTGGGCCAGTAACTCCAGTTGATCCGGTAACACCAGTAGCACCAGTTGATCCAGATCCTGTTGGTCCGGTAGCACCAGTAATACCTGATCCAGTAACTCCAGATATTCCCGCTGGACCCATGGGTCCATATCCAACTTCAGAGACGGTATCATTTCCGGTAAATAGATTAATTCCTCCGTATAAAGAACCTATAGATCCGCCAGGAGTAATGCTATGAAATACTGTGTTATTCTTATAAAATCTTACAGTTACACCATCCCATGTTATAGCAAATCTATCATTTGCAACATATGTAGTAAATGTACCCTGATTTACGCCATCTAAGTATATTCCAACAATACCCGCTGATAAAATAGAAATTGTCCAAGTTGTAGCTCCGTTTACATAAGTTGCTGGATATATTGTACTTAAATTTAAAGCTCTATTTGCTGTATTATTTGGAACTTTACATGTTATAAAAGCATAAAGATATGATTCACTGCTGGAGAGATATCCAGGGTTAAGAGTTGCATCTACTTTAAATGAATTAGTGTTATTATAATAATTTATAGCAGCTGTAGAAGGAAAGAAATTTGGTGTCCAACTTAGTAGTCCTGTAAGACCAGTTGCTCCTGTAGAACCTGTACTTCCAGTTGGTCCAGTAACACCAGTAGCACCAGTACTTCCAGTTGGTCCAGTAGCACCGGTATTTCCTGTTGATCCTGTAGATCCAGTAGCACCGGATCCTGTTGGACCAGTAGCACCAGTACTTCCCGTTGGTCCAGTAACTCCAGTAGCACCAGTAGCACCGCCGCCAGTAACTCCAGTAACTCCCTGATATCCAGCCACTCCAACTTCTAGATTTGTAGAAGGGACAACAAAGGAAGCAGGAGCATATCCCGCATTTGTTATTGTTAATGTTGTACTTGTGTGTCCTGCTAAGAGGAAATATCCGATATTTTTAATATAGACAGTGGATCCAGTTACAAATCCTCCCCCTTCCTGTACACTGATTGTTATTGAGCTACTTACTGCAGGAACTATCCATCCGGCTGGTTCGGTAATATATGAATATGGACCTAAACCTGTTGCTCCTGTGCTTCCGCTTCCAGTCACACCGGTTGCTCCAGTCACACCAGTTGCTCCAGT